CCAGCCCGCACCGACACCTGTACCGACGGGACCCGGAATTCAACCCCACCCAGCCCGCCCCGGCGGCGGTGGTGGAGGAGGCGGTGGAGGCGGCCCAGGCATCATCATGCCGGCAGCGCAAGCCGGTCTACGTGCACTGGGTCCAGCGGGCGGCGTTGCGGCTAGCTCGCTTAACACTGGAATGTCGGCCGGTTTTGGCGCCGGGCTCATGGGGTTGCTTGGTGGCATGCTGGCGCTTGGCGTCGGAAAGATTGTGTCTGGCGCCATGGAGAAAGTTGGGCAAGCCGAAGACAACAGCGTTGCACTGGATAGGCTAAAGCGCACGCTGGGCGACGTTAATGTGTCGTTCGAGGGCCTGAAGTCGGTCGTCCAGGGCGGTGCCGAAAACCTGAAAATTACTTACGCTGAGGCGGGCAAGCTGGCGACACAGTTTGCGAAGTTGGGTAACCTCAAGGCCGACCAGTACACCAGCCTCAACGATGAGCTAGGGGTTGGCGTTGGCCTGTCCCGGTCTTTTGGCCTCGACCCTTCCGAGGGTATAGGTGTTATGGGTCAAATGCGTGGCGTTGGCGTCACCAAAGACACTCAGGACAGCAAGCGGTTCGCGTTGCTGATTGGCGAGACCATCGCGAAGTCGGACGCCTTCGCAAAAGCCGATGAGGTGATTGGCGCCATCGGATCTTTCGCGACAAGTCAGACCAGAAACAATATGGGTGCGGCCAACGTGTCGGGCTATGCCGGTGCATTCTCCGCGCTGGTCGGTTCCGGCATACCGGGTTTGGACCCGTCGGGCGCCGGCGCTCTGCTGGGCCGCATCAACGCCAGCTTGTCGGCTGGCGGCGCCAAGGGTGAGGCAAGTCAGTATTTCACCGGAATGGTTGGCATGGGTATGGGTCTGAACCCTTATCAGACCAAAATGCTACGAGAGGGCGGCGCCTTCGCCACCAATGACAGCATGTTTGGGGATGGGAGTGCGTACTCACGCTACAAGGGGCATGCAGGCCCCAAGGGTAGTGCGACATTCATGGAGAAGTCCATCGATCTCCTTCGCAAGCAATACGGCGACGGCACGGACGAGCTCGCCGACGCCACGGCAAACCATCTCGGCATCGGCATCAACCAGGCTATGGCGCTCCTATCGGTCAAGCCAAACCAGATGGGGGGCATGTCGAAGTATGCCAACCTGACCTCTCTCAGTGGATCAGGCATCGGAAATCTGTCCAAGGTCCTCTATGGTAGCGACGCTGACCGCCATGGTGTCGCTGACAGCATCATGCGCCGCACGGATGTAACGTCTGACGAGAAGAACCGCGTCAAGTCGGCCATGGATTCCGGCGACGTCGAGGCGCAAAAGCGTGTCCTGGCAGAGATTGTCGCGACTCGCGATCAAGAGCAGACGCAGGGCAAGGACATTCGAGACAGTAAAAACGCACTGGACAACATCAAGACTTCAATTGCCGACAAGCTGGTGCCGTACATGAATGAGGCTCGCATGGGCATCATGAGCCTGGCTGGCGTCGGAAAGGGTAAAACAACCGATGACATTATGCGTAGCGTCATCGAGGCCAATTCCAAGGGGCGCCAGGATGCGATCGTTGGCCAGTTTGCCACCGAGGAGTCTGAACTGAATGCCAAAAAGGCCAAGATCAAGGCCGGGAACTACAGGCTTTGGGAGAAAAACCCGGCCGAGGCCGTGCGACGAGAAAAAGAGCAGACCGAAATAGGCGGCGAGCTTTATGAGATTGAGAAGCGCTTGACGGATATCCAGAAGGAAAAGGCAGAGCTTCTGGAAAAAGAAAATGCCGCACGCAAGCGAGAGCTTGACGAGATTGAAAAGGAGGCGTCCAAGCGCGCCATGGGTGAAATTGAGACTACGGGTAGCGTTTCTTCGCCCGGGTTTCATCCCATTGGAGCCGGCGGATATGGTCCCGGCCGAGGCAGTGGTGCTGATCTTCGTCGCATGGACTACGGCCCGGTGGATCCCGGGAAAAAAGATGAGGCCATGCGCTATTTCATGGAGCAGGGGTGGACCAAGGAGCAAGCCGCCGGGCTGGTGGCCAATTTCTGGGCTGAAAGCAAGATGCGGGAGAAAGCGGTCGGGGACGGGGGCCAGGCCGTTGGCATTGGACAGTGGCACCCCGATCGCCAGGCCGCATTCCAGAAGCAGTTCGGCAAGAGGCTCGGCGACGCCAGCTTTCAGGAGCAGCTGCAGTTCGCTCAGTACGAGTTGACAGAGGGGAAGGAGTCCGGTGCCGGCGACCGGCTTCGCAGAGCCAAAACAAGTCGCGAGGCTGGGGATATCGTCAGCCGATACTACGAGCGACCGGGCGCGACGGAGAGCGAGGCAGCAAGCCGCGGAGCTCTTGCCGAGCAAATCGGTCGGGTCGAAGTGGTCATTAAAAATGAAAAGGGCCAGGAAATAGCGCCGCGTCAGATCGCCACGACACGCATACAAAACAACTGGCGCTCGTCGCAAGGGTATTGATATATGCCGCAATTCAAAGTCGCCAGCCCGCAGCTGTCGGTGCACCTCTACAAAACCATCAGTCGCAAGACGATTGATGGCAGCACATCGGTTTCTACGCGATACGCCGGGAAGTCGGAATACATCGACCTGACGCCATTCCTTGGCGACGGCGGCAGCGTTCGCACCAGCAAGTCAGTGCGGGAGCCCGCTGGCGGCTTTACCATCAATTTCATGGATAAGGCTCAGGGCTCCATCAGCCTGGAGACTGTCTATGGCCTTGTGGAGCCCATGGACGTGATCGAGATACGCATGTGGGGAGGCGTCGGCGTCCGTGCTTCCGGCAATTGGCCAATCGTCATGCGCGGCTTCGTGTCTTCGGTGCAGCGGCCACAGGGTATGTCTGGCGATGGCCGCCCCATCCGATCTGTGGTGGTGTCGGGGCAGGATTATGGCAAGGCATGGCAGACATTCCAGGTGCTGCACTTCCCTGCCTACACGGCGGGAAAGTCGCTGCTGACCAGCTTTGCGCTGTCTGAGCTCTACGACTTCAAAGCCGTTGCTGCCATGCCCGCCGGTGAGTTTGTGCGCACCATGGTCGAGAAGATCATCAACCCCTACATTTCCGGCTTCCTGCCGGACACCGAGGTGGCAAAGCCGGTGCCCAAGAAGATTCAGACCGGTGATTCCATTTCGGTCAAGCACGGCACCGTGGGTATTCACTTCCAGGGCATGCAGGGTAGCGTCTACGATATCCTGCGCCAGCATGCCGACGTCGGCCACTGGAACGAGCTCTACACCGAGGACCGAGAGGACGGCGTGCACTGTGTCTACCGGGCGCGGCCTGTGCTCAAGCTCAGCGGCAAGGATATCAAAGAGCGCAAGGTGTTCGATGACGCGCCGGACCCGGTCTACATCGAAGTGCAGGATATCGACATTGAAAGCATCAGTGTTGGCCGATCTGACTCTGGGCTCGCAAACTGGTTCTGGGTGAACAATCAGCGCTACGACCTAATTGACGACATGACGCGCCGCTTGTTCTCGCTGCAGCAGGGCGACGACACCGTATCCACGCAGGACTACGCCAACACCGCCGTCAAGTATTACGGCGTGCGGCCTATGTATGCCGACACCCAGCTCAGCGAGGACACGATCACGAACGACAACGCCGGCGCCCCGGCTGACGCCAATGATGCCCGCGACAAGAAGCAGCTCTCATGGGTTGAAAAGCGCCGCAAGCAGCTGATTGAAACCAACCGCGACAACGTCGTGCTGGAGCAGGGGAGCGCCCGGGTGAAGGGCGGCCCCATGCGGGGCGACGGCGTGGAGCTGATGAAGGCCGGCGACTATGCTCGCTTCAAGGTTGGCCGCTTCACCTGGGACGCCTACGTCACGCAGATCGACCACGAATTCGTGCCATACCAGGGCTACACCACCACGCTGTCGTTTGAACGCGGCGAGGGTTTTGCAAAACGCACCACGGACGAAAACAGCCAGTCGCCGTGGCTCACTGAACAGGCCACCCGACTATGAATCTCCGCCAAGCCATCGTGGTCGAAGTCCACCCCCAGGACCACTCCGTCGACCTAGTGATGCTGGACGACGGCACCCGCCATATCGGCGTCCAGGTCAGCACGCCAAACGGCAGCGCGCGTAGCGGTATGGTGGACCTGCCGGCCGTACCAAATTCCGGCGACAAGTGGGATATCACCAAGCGCAATGGCCAGGACATGCAGGCCCTTGTGGCGTTTGTGGGCCGCAGCCCGGTGGTGGTGGGCATGTTGTACCCGCAGGTCAATCAAATGCTGCTGACTGACCCCAGGGCGCGCCGGTACCGGCACCAGTCCGACGCTGAAACACTGATCGACGGTGACGGTAATATGCAGGTCACGCACCCAAGCGGCACCTACATACGGATCGGTGAAGCCATCGACGCCGACACGCTGACTGGGAAGCATGCCGACACCAGCGCCACTGACCGCAATCAGTCAAAGCGGGTGAATATCCACATTGGCATGGCCGGCGGCGCACTGGAGTTGACTATGACTCCGGACGGAGCGGTTAGCCTGCGCATGAACCAGGGGCTATCGATCGATGCCGGCATGGCTGTGACGGTGAAGGCTCCGAGCGTAACCCTGGACACGCCGACGACGACGCTGACAGGAGACCTTCACGTTGAGGGATCCACGACGGTGAAGGCAATCACGTCGAACGGTAAGAATATCAGCAGCACGCACGTCCACGCCGACTCTGGCGGCCCATCCGTCGGCGGCCCACCGGTTTAATGTCGTGATGCCAGAATGGCGGCATGGACGACCGATACGGACCTCACATAAGTCAAAAGGCGGATATTCGGCCGATCAGCTTTGTGCTGGACAATCGTGGAGCGCTCAGCTCCCCGGTTTACCTTCCAATTCGGCCAGAAGATTTGACGCGCGGAGAGCCTCAGCGGGCGGCTGTGCACCAAACGCTCGGCCGCGATGCGCAGGGATGGGTCGATCACTTCGGCGAAGGGTTGCCATCCGTAACAATCAGTGGGCACACCGGCTGGGGATACAAGCCAGGACTTGGTCTTGATGGATTCCAGTCGTTTGAGGCTCTGAATCAGCTGGTAGTCCACGACTACCCAGCAAAAATTCAACAAGCCATTGACTACGGACACGATCCGGCTGGCGTGAAGTTGCTTTTTGTTGATTTGCTTGACAGCATCGCGTGGCAAGTTGTGCCTATGCAATTCAATCTAAGGCGATCCAAGAGTAGCCCGTTACTGTTTCGCTACAACATTGTCATGCAGGCCGTGAGTACGTCTGTTGATGGCGGCCTATCTCAGTTTTTCCCGGACACGGGGAATGCGACGGCCGGACTAAACGCCCTGGATAGGGCCCTGGGTAGACTGGAGGTGGTGAGTGTTGGTCTTCAGGGCGGAATTTTGTCTGCGCTGCGATCAATCGCTGGAGTTGTGACGGGCTACGTGAACATGGCGGTCAAGTTTCTACGGCAGATTCAGTCTGTAGCGAACGGCGTCACTGGGTTCATTGGCGGCGCTGTTGGGTACGTCGTTGGCATCGCCAAGACGATCGCGCAGGTTGGGCGCGAGGTGTTCCGGACGTTTGCGTCGATTGTTGGTATTGCGACCGCTGCCAAAGCAGCCTTTGTTAGCGTTGGTGCCGCGTTCAATGAGGTTGTCTGCATCTTTTCCAACGCTTTGCGTCCGAGTGCAATCTACGAGGATTACACCGGGCTGTACGGCGCATCGAATTGTTCCAGCACGACCGGCGGGCGCATGCCTAGCGCTTTCAGTGATCAAAACGTCTTCGCTCTTATCAACCCGCAGGACAGCCAGCCCGTCACTTTGAGCGGGGCCGCCATAAGAAGCGCGGAGACGATCATCAAATCGGACTCCGTCCTAAACCCGATGCCGGCGGCTGAAATAGGCCGCCATCTCAACAACATCATGGGCGGAATGGTGGTCACGATATGAGTCAGTTCGAGCGCAAACTGCCATCGTTCCGCCTGGCGGCAACACATCGCGGCGATACGCTGGCGATGGTCGCCGATCGCGAGCTCGGGGACGCAAATCGCTGGCCTGAGTTGGTATGGGTCAACGGCTTGGTGGCGCCGTACATCACTGACGATCCGCGCCTCATTGCGGCCGGAGTCGTCCTGTCCGGCGACTTTCTCAAGGTTCCTGCGCCTGGCGGATGGCAGGGAAACGGCGCATCGGGCCGCGGGCACGCCTATGAGCGCGACTGCAATCTGGTCGGTAAGCAGCTGCAAGCCACCGAAGGTGGTGACTTCGACGTGCTCACTGGCGCCGACAATCTCCGCCAGCAGCTGAGCCACCGCGTATCGACACCTCGCGGCCAGCTCATGCGTCACCCGGAGTACGGCAGCATGCACCATCGACTGCTTGGCCGCGTCAATGGTCCGACCGCCGCGCGCCTGGGGGCCGACTACATCAAGGCGGCACTAAAAGCCGATTACCGGGTGAAGGCGGTCGACGGGTCTGTCGCCGAGGTAACGGGTGACAGCGTTAGAATCCAAGCCACCGCCACCGCAATTGAGGGTGACGTGGTTGACATTATTCAGGGCGGCTAAATGAGTTTCCAGATCAAGGACTTCGCTTCGATCGTCGCCGGCGAAATCAATCACGCCCGCTCCGTCACCGAGAAGATTACCGACTTTGCGCCTGGCTCCGTTGCGCGCACGCTCATGGAGGCTCCAGCTGTAGAGATTGAAGAACTCTACATGCAAATGTTTCTAGGCTTGCGCGATGCAATTCCGGTGGCAACTTTCCTGTCCTTTGGTTTTGACCTTCTCCAGCCAACATTCGCAAATGGCTACGTCAGCATATCCGCTGCGTCAGCCAGGACGGCAGATACAACCATTCCACTTGGCACAGCCTTCACAACCAACGACGGCCGGACATACACATCCACATTGGCGGTCGTCTGGCACACTGGAACATCCATTGTTCAGATTCCAGTCCGATCGACCGTCGCTGGCTTGATTGGAAACGCCGCCGCCGGCGTTGTTGTCAACTCAACATCCTTTGGTTCTGGATACACCGTCTCAAATTCCGCCATAACCAACGGGAGGGATACGGAGACGTCCGCAGAGCGAGAGGCACGCTTCGCTGAATTTGTCCAGTCGTTGAGCCGCGGCACCGTGGCGGCGTGCCTGTATGCGGCCAAGCAGTCGATCGTTTCGAGCGGGTCTGCTGGCGTTACCGAGTACGTGACGCGCTCCAGTATTTTCGAGGATGCCGGCCACGTCCGCATTTACCTCTATTCAAACCTGGGTGTGCCGTCGGCGGGTCTGCTTTCCGATGGTCAGTCCAGGATTGACGGCAGTCACGCCGAAAACACACAGACGATCACACCGGGCTTTCGAGCCGCCGGCGTTCGGGTGGATGTGCTGGCAATGTCTGAGCGCTCGGTCCCGCTATCAATCCGGGTTTCCATGGCTCCGGGGTACGCGCTAGGCGCCGGCGTCACACAAGCGATGGGGGACATATTCGCCGGAGAGATAGTCGCTGTGCAGCCAAACACAACACTCTACCTCGGTTCGCTTGTCGAGGCCCTGCTGGCTGTACCCGGTGTTGCTGCCATCGTGCCCGTCACCAGCAGCAACATCGTCTGCGGTGTCGGTGAGGCACTTATCCCGGGCGCACTCACTGTCACTCCGCTATGACGACACTCAAGCGCCTTCTACGTCATCCGCACGCGGCTGTCTTCGACAAGTCGCCGGTGCCGGAGTTGGCGTTTCGGCTGCGCCACCCCAACGGCGCAACATGGTCGATTGCTGAAGGCGTGCTAACGGCCGGTGACGGTTCCTCAGAGTACCCGTTTGACCTTGCCGGCCTGACTGTCGCTCAGCTCGCCGATCAGCTCACCGTCTACGGCTTCGAGGTGACGTCGTTGTCGCCGGCGCTTGCCGGGCTGTCTGCCCTGGTGCTTGTCGAGGAGCGTGGCGATCAAAACGAATCCAATGGCGACCATGTTTTCGGTTTCACATCGCTTCTATGGGCGTTGCTGACAACTTACTCCAGCGAGCTCCGAGAGGCCCGCGGCCAGATAGAGGAAGCCCTGCGCCAGATGGTCATGACCCAGGCCAGCGGTCAGTGGGTTGACGTCTGGGGCACGATCTACGGGTTCCTGCGCTACGACGGCGAGTCCGACGCCAGTTATGCGGCGCGTCTGCCGGTCGAGGCATTCCGGATCCGAGTCAACGCCCACGGTATCGAACAAGCCATACTCGACGCCACGGGTGCGGACGTCCGCATCGAGGAGCCGTGGAAGGAGCTATTCGTCCTTGATCAGTCCCGTCTTTCAGGGCCAGACAGGTTCTATGATGGTGCTCGGGCGGGTTATCACCTTATCCAGCCATGGTCGCGCAGCAGCGTCGACTGGCCGTCTGTGCTGCCGGTGATTGAGCGCAATCGCGCCGCCGGCGTCCTGGTGCTGCCGCCGATTGTCCGCCATTGGGCAGTCATTGATCCCGGCACTCCGTCAATTTCTGGCGGAACCAACGTTCAGCACTACGCGCACTTGCGCTACGAGGACCGAGCGCTGCTTGACTACAGCGCGATCGAGGAGGTCTCGATCATGAACTACGCGGCCGGTCTTCGTCGCGAGTTCCTGCGTTCTAGTTATGTGGAGGTCCCGTCGCAGACCTGGGTCGGCGTGCCTTGGTCTAGCGCCGCTTGGGACGCAAAGTATTTGGTCTCCAGCTCCCATATCCGTGACTACCGCGTTTACTACACCGCATTGAAATATGGCGGCGATTGGTCAAGCACAAGAACCTGGGCCACATCCGATTCAACCTGGGCCGACTTCAATCCCGGTATTCATTCCCTGCATAGCCGCACCTGAAATCCAGGCGTGTCGTGATGCAACAATCCACTCATAAGGAGTTAGAGCATGCCCATCCTCACAAAATCTGGCCGCGTAGTTATCGCTGAGTCAGTGGCAGCGCGCCCGCTGCATCTGGCGTGGGGTACCGGCAACGGCGCTTGGATGACGCCCACCGAAGTCCCTGAAGACGTCAACGCCACGGCTCTGCTGGCTGAGATTGGGCGCCGCACTGCCACAGAGGTGGCGTTTGTGACCCCTAACGTATCCGGCGACATTGTCCTTCCGACCGGAACATTTTCGCGCTCGGTTTCACCAACCAGCAATTTGTACGTCCGCACGTCGTTCGACTTCGCTGACGCCAGTAGTTCCGTTATTCGTGAGATTGCCATTTTTTCCAATTCCACGATGAACGCCGGACTTCCAGGTGGGCAGCAGTATTTCGTCCCGGGTAACGTCCTTACTCAGGGTCGCCTACTACACCTTGAACACCTTGCTCCGATTTATCGCTCCCCAGCCATTCGCGAGAGCTTTGAAGTCGTGATCACATTCTGAGGCCACAATGACAGCATTGCCAGCAAACTATTTCGACCGCTCGGATTCCACAAAAGAGTACGAGGAGCATCTATTCATTGCCGGTCGCGGACTTCAGTCCTCCGAGTTGAACGAGATTCAGAAGACCTCAGCAAATCGATTGCGGGGTATCGCCGACTCTCTGTTCAAGGATGGCGACATTATTCGCGACTGCTCGGTAATTGTGGACGAGGCGTCCGGTGCTGTGCGGTGCGCGTCCGGCGCGATCTATCTGCGCGGGGCTGTGCGCGGCGTGCAGCCTTCCGCGTTCACAATTCCAACGACGGGCGTTGTTTCGATCGGTGTGCGCTTGATTGATAGCGTCGTTACTGCGGTGGAGGATCCTGCGTTGCGCGACCCCGCAACCGGCACCAGGAATTACAACGAGACCGGCGCCGAGCGGTTGAAGACTCATTCCCAGTGGGGCTGGAGCGGCGACGGCGGCGCAGGCGAGTTTTTCCCCGTCTATTCGGTGACCAATGCTGTGCTTGGCGCCAAGGAGGCGCCGCCAAATCTGGACGCCGTGTCTCAGGCCTTGGCGCGATACGATCGAGATAGCGCTGGCGGCACGTATGTGGTGTCGGGGCTGAATGTGAAGCAGATGCCGGATGACACCGGCGACCAGGTTTACTCCATCTCTGAGGGGCGTGCCCGCGTTTATGGTAATGGCATCGAGCTGCGAACTTCGCGGCGAGTATTTCTATCGGCGACGCCTGACCTGAAGGCGATCACCAGCGAGCCTCAGCTGAGCGCCACGACCGCTGCGCAGCGATTTGACTTTGATCGCGCGCCAGGAACAAACATCACGTCGGTGACTATTACGGCGGAAAAGACGGTAACGCTCACCCACGGAGTTACCACCGGAGCACAGGACCCGCTTCCCGACACATCGGTTTTGACCATCCTGGAGGTCAAGCAGGGCGCAACAACCTATGCGGCAACAACCGACTACCTGCTGACTTCAAGTAAGGTGAATTGGTCCCCAGCTGGCGCTGAGCCCGCCCCGGGATCTACTTACACCGTCAAGTACCAGTACATCACTACCGTAACTCCGACCGCCGTAGATTCCGGTGGTTTCACTGTGACCGGGGCTGTTGTTGGAACCCTGATATTGGCGAGCTACAGCCAGATGCTGCCGCGCATCGATCGGCTGTGCCTGGACTCCGACGGAGATACTGTTTGGCTGATTGGTGTGGCTTCCGAGTTCAATCCTCAGTCACCAAGCGTACCTGGCGACCTGTTGCCGCTCGCCAGCGTCTACCAAACATGGGACGCCAACCGCTCGGTTGTAAACGACGGCGTCCGTGTTGTTCCAATGCCTGTTTTGGCTAGTATCGATGGACGGTTTGACCTGGTTATGCAGCTGATTGCACAGCAGCGACTGGAGTCAGACATTCATACCCGCGAAGGTGGGACAAAAAAGGGGCTATTTACCGACCCATTCTTAGACGACACTCAGCGGGATGCGGGCACAAGTCAGACTGCAGCCATAGTGCTTGGTGAGTTGTTGCTGCCAATTTCGGCCACCATCAAACAGATGACGTCAGACGTCACCGGGCCAACGTCGTGCAGCTACTCTGGCGTAATCACGCTGGAGCAAAGCCTGCGCACGGGAAACATGAAGATAAACCCATACATGGCGTTTATTCCGCTCCCGGCGAACATAAAGCTATCCCCAGCCGTGGACCGCTGGACGGTTGTCGAGACCAACTGGTCCAGCGCCATTACACGTCGATTCCGTATTGTTGGATCCGGAAATCAATCGTCAGTATCCTTGGCAAAGCGAAAGGCTCTGCTATCGACGAGTTTTTCTGCAATTGAGACATTGCGTCCAATAGCAGTCAACTTCTCCATTTCCGGGTTCGCGCCTGGCGAGACATTGGACAGCATAATGTTCGATGGCATTGTTGTGCCAATATCGCCAACCGCGCCCGTTGCTTCCGCTGGCGGCATCGTCACAGGATCCTTCACGATCCCTGCGGGCATCCCATCCGGGTCCAAAACTGTTATTGCGAGAGACGTCCTCTTTCAGAGGCGAGGCGAGGCAACATTCTCTGGCCAGGGGACACTGGAGCGCCAGACATGGCAACGAGAGACCATTGTCACTGAAACGCGCTGGAATTCGCCGCCGCCGCCGCCGCCGCCAACTAACCCTTACGTTAGGGTCGACCCTATTGCCCAGACATTCTCAATTCAGCAAAATGTTCAAATATCGGCAGTAGATTTGTGGTTTACGACGGCACCAACGACCATGGCCAGCGTTCAAATTCGCGAAACCACGGCCGGCATCCCAAATCAGACAATTGTTGCTGAGGCGCATATTGCCGCAAACTCCGCCTTGGTTGGCGGGACCCACACCCGCGTCCAATTTGGCGCGCCCGTACTGCTTCTTGGTGGCGTTGAGTACGCCATCGTTGTGCTCTGCCTAGACGCCGATGGAGCGCTGGCCGTCGCTGAGCTTGGCAAGTACGATGCAGTGGCTCAGCGATGGATCACCAGCCAGCCCTACACGGTCGGCGTGCTCCTTAGCAGCAGCAACGCAAGTACATGGACGGCTCACCAGGATCGGGACCTGGCCTTCCGCTTACTCAGCGCGAGCTACACGGAAACAAGTCACGCGGTTAATCTCGGTAACGTGGCGGTTACCGGGGTAACTGATTTGTTGCTAATGTCATACGCGGATCGCCCGGCGAGCGATACCAGTGTTGACTACACGCTTACGCTTCCCGACGCATCCGTGGTGACGGTTTCGGACGGCCAGCCGGTACAGCTTGCCGCCGCCATTACAGGAAACGTGGGGGTGACGGCTAACCTGCACGGCACCAATGATTTTTCGCCAATCTTGCACCCTGGGTCACAGCTTGTGGCTGGCGTGGTTGCTACGAGCGGCGACTACGTGAGTCGAGCTATTCCGGCTGGGTCCGCGGTGACGATCAAGGTGATTTATGAGGCTGTAGTACCGAGTGGCGCAACTGTGGGTGTGTATTACAAGGGTCCCGACGTAGGCGACACCTGGATCGCAATAACATCGCCGGTAACCACGCCTGCAGACGACGGATTTACCGAGTTCAAGCACACCGCGACCGGTATCAACGAATTGACCGTCCAGATTAAGCTGGTGCTGAACGGCACTACTGCTGCGCGTCCGCGTGTGCGCGATCTGCGCGTTATTGTTTTGTAAGGCCATAAACCATGCCAATTATTGATGACCGCACGTCGAACCTAAGCCTGGCGCTGCCCAACGTAAATAACGCGCTATCGGACGACGTGAGCCGTCTCCGCTCAGCACTTACGGTTATTGATACCGCCGTGGCTGGCAAGCAGTCCACGTTGGGTTTTACGCCGGAAAACGCAGCCGGAAGGGGTGCCGCAAATGGATATGCTAGCCTCGACTCAGGTGGCAAGGTCCCATCAGCCCAGCTGCCAGCCTACGTTGACGACGTCATCGAGGCCGCCAATCTTGCTGCATTCCCTGGCACTGGTTCGGCTGGCATCATCTACGTCGCCCTGGACACAAATAAAACATACCGCTGGTCGGGTTCCGCATACGTTGAAATCAGCCCATCGCCAGGCACCACCGACTCCCTGACGGAAGGGTCGGTCAATCTGTATTTCACGAACACACGTGCGCAGAATGCCATTCCGGCTGCTTCGGCCGGCACGGCCGGCAAGGTCAAGGTAGGATCCGGCCTGTCTATTGATGGCGCCGGCGTGCTGTCTGCAACCGGGTCCGGTGTCACAAACAGCTTTACCGAGCTATCCATCACGCCAACGGCAAACCAGACTGTATTCACGCCCGCCGGCGGTTACACGGTAAACCAGATCGAGATATATAAAAACGGCGTCCTGCTATATGGCGCCGGTGACGATTACACGGCCACCAACGGCACAACATTTACCACCACTTCGCCGTGCCAGACCACCGACACCATCCTGCTGCGCAAGTGGGCTGTGTTGGCAAACTCCGGCATGGTGCAGAAGTCCGGCGACACGCTGACCGGCGCCCTGAATGAAGCGCACGGAACCGACATTGCCAGCGCCGGAACAATCAACCTGACGACGGCCACAGGAAACCTGGTGGACGTCACCGGTTCAACGGCGATTACGGCAATTACGCTGGCTGATGGTGCTGAGCGAACCGTGCGATTCACGGGGGCTCTGACACTCACAAACGGCGCATCACTGGTGCTTCTTGGCGGCGGAAATATCGTGACCGCCGCGGGCGACTTCGCTGTGTTCCGTGGATACGCAGCCGGCGTGGTGCGGCTTGTGTCCTACTCCCGAGCTGCTGCGCGTCAAATCATTCCGGCCGCCGCAATGCCGATGATCGACAAGGGCACGGTCGGAACAGGAACCGTAACCTTCGACGCTTCATCTGGCGGGTTCCAGCGGCTGCAGGTGTCTGGGGCGCTAACGATAGCCTTCAGTAACTGGCCGGCGACCGGGAGCGTCGAAACCGTCATGATTAAGATGGTCAACTGGGGCGCCGCTACCGTGACGCTGCCAACGATCAATTGGCAGCTGCCCGCTGGTGGATTCACAACGACGTTCGCCACTTACCTAACCGCGATCGGCCGGTCTTCGCTCCAGGTCAGCGGCACTGACTTTGGCGTCTTCTGGTCTGACGACGGTGGCACAACTCTGTACGGGAAATTGGTATGAGTGCGTTGATGCAGTCGTTGATAGCTGCAGCTGGCGGAAGTGTCGCGCCGCCTCAATTCATTGCCGCAGCAAGCACTCAGAATGGGACCAACGGAACCACGCTTGTCATCAATAAGCCCGCCGGGACGATCAATGGCGACTTGATGATAGCGTTTATGGCGGGCAATAGCGCCACCACCTGGACGGGTGACACAGGATGGACTGAAATTGCCGACCAGGGCAGCAATAGCCCGAGCACGCGCATCGCCTATAAAGTTGCCGGCTCATCAGAGGGCGCATCTTATACATTCACCAACGCCAACAGCGGCGGTTTATCAGGATCGATCCTCACTTATCGCGGCGCCGCTTACGACACTATTGGTGCATTTGCACTCACCGCAGATCCTCTAGTGCCGACCGGCCCGGCGGCGTCAGCAAATAATTCAAAGTTGATTGGCATTGCGGCGATGGCATCAGCGAACGCCAACTACACAGCACCAGGATCAATGACAAACCGAGTCACCGATAACGATGGTACATCACCGTCATACGCCATTTTTGATGAAACCGTCGGATCTGGAGCGACTGGAACAAGGTCGTTCACGAAGGGTGGGACCGCCGCCGGTACAGCCAACACCGCAGCCATCATGCTCACCATCAAACCCGCATAAGGACTCAATATGTACGCACTTATCAAGAACGGCGCGGTGGAGCAGTACCCGTATGCCATCAATGACCTGAAAGAAGCGAACCCCAATACGAGCTTCCCGGCGCAACTATCGCCAAGCGACCTAGCCGCCTATGGCGTGGCAATAGTTGTTGTCAAAGGGCAGCCAGCTTATGACCCGCTAACGCAGTCTGTAATCGAGGCCCAGCCGGCGTACAACGCAGCCAAGCAACAATGGGAGCAGCAGTGGTCTATCGTGGCGCTGACGGCAGATCAGCGTGCCACCAGGTTGGCCGCTGATGCCGCTGCCGTGGCCGCAAAGCAGGACGCTCTTTGGCGGGCCGCTGATGCCTATACATCGGGATTTATTTCTGGAGTTGCCGTTGGTCTGCTAACCATTGGCGTGATCCAGGGTAAACCCAAGGCGCTTGCCGTGACGGCCTGGTCGTCGTCGGTATGGGACGCCTACTACCAGCGCAAGGCCTTGGTGACGGCCACTAGCGTCGATGACCACGACTTCGCTGGTCTCGGCCCAATCCCGCACAGCGTGCCTGATTTGCGTGCTGAGTTGGGGATGTGAGGTGGACGCCTTGCTCGTCTCTGTTGGTTGGGTGTGCATTTGGCTGCTGGTTTTTTGGTACCTATACATTCTTGTCATGGGGCTATACCGCGCTTTCCTGCAGGGCCGCCTCAAGGGTATCCCGCTGTGTCTTGCCGGGCCGGCGCTGGTGACCGGTTACGCTGTCGACCTTGTGTCGAATTGGACGCTGGCAAGCCTGTTTTTCCTGGAGATCCCGCGCGCGCCACTTGAGCTGGTGACCCACCGACTCTCACGCCACATCAAAGATGGTCATGGCTGGCGCCGATCGCTCGCCCGGGCCGTCTGCAACAATCTTCTCGACGTTTTTGATCCTCTTGGCAGTCACTGCCAGTAAATTGGAGTTGTATGAGTCTTGCTTCAAAAATTTCATCTTTGTTCGGGGCTGGCGTTACCGTTGACCCGTCTCTCGGCGGCGCACCAGCCGGTGTCGTCCTTCCTTTTGCTGGATCCACCGCGCCAAGCGGGTGGCTGCTGTGCTACGGGCAGGCGGTAAGTCGCACCACGTATGTCGACCTTTTTACCGCGATCGGGGTCGCGTTTGGCGCTGGAGACGGCAGCACGACGTTTAACCTCCCGGACATGCGTGGCCGCGTACCTGGCGGCAAGGATGATATGGGCGGGACGGCAGCTAGCCGGCTTACCACGGCAGGCTCAGGGGTGGACGGCGCGACGCTTGGTGCAGCTGGTGGTTCTCAGACGCACACACTCACGTCGGCGCAGATACCGGCGCACACGCACTCAATCGTTGCCCTTGGTAGCCGAAACACAACGGCAGGCGGCAGCGAGACGATTGCCGACTCATCGGGTGGCGTAACAATGAACACCAACGCCAACACTGGCGGAGGGTCGGCGCACCCGATCACCCAGCCGACGCTGGTTCTCAACCACATTATCAAGACATGATCTTGGTTGTCGTGACGGAATAATGAGTCAGCTTCGCGGCTAGAGTTACAACCCAAATGAAAACACTTTTTGAGCTATTACCGGTTGCGATGGCCTTTGCGGTCGCCATATTTTCGTCGACCGCGTACACCAAAGCCCGCAGACTTCACGACCGGATCTTGCTTGTGCTGGCAACGTTGTCGGCGATCATGCTGATCGTTGCTCAGACGAGCTGGTATTCGACGCTGACCGGCGGCGGCACGGATGATCCGGAATGGGTCAATAATCTATGGACTGCGTTTAACGCGACTGTGATGGGCGCTTTCCTGATTCATGCGATTGGCCGCAAATGATCAGCAACATGCTCCCCCAGGATTCGCGAACGGTTGAGATAGCCTCAGCCTGGGCGATGATGATGATGAGCGCGGGTATCGGCGGCCATATTGTCAACGTCGACACCCTAATGACCGCCCACAATCTCCCGTTCTGGGTGACGTGTCTGGCGCTGATCGGGATGCTGCAATTCTGGAGCCTGGTTATCCATCCCTCCGCTGAGGTTTTGAGGTGTATTCTCGCCTGGGTTTCCGGGATTTTTTGGGTCTGGCTATCATGCGCTGACGGCAGCCCGTCGCCATCTGATTTTGCCACCTTCACATTGGGTATCGGGAACCTGTACGGGTTTGTCATCAACATCAATATGCTTCGCCGGGAACCGATATGGAGGTGATTGATTTACTCAAATTACTCTCCAACAACGGATCCGCTGGCATTGCAAGTGTTTTGGGTGGGTTATCGGTTGTTTTTGCCATCTATATCCATTGGAAAAAGGTCGATGTTGAATCAACGACCTCAATGAGCCGTCTTCAGCAGGACCACCTCAAAAGTTTGATGGGCCAGAATAAGCAGCTTGCCGATGACCTATCAAGTCTCAGAGATAAGATGGCTGCGACTTATGACCAGATGGATGCTTTAAGAGCCAAGCCCGGCCAGTGTAATGACTGCCCGTTAAAGTCACAGACCTGATTTATGGAATTACTAAAGTCAATCGACCCATCGTCAATTTCGCTACTTGTGCTGGTCATCTTGGTGATTGCGGTCGTCTGGTACTGGCACCTGTCAGATAACTCATTTAACCTGCAGCAGTGCCTGCTGGATAGCGTCACCGGAAAAATAAGCGTCGAGAAAATTGGGTACATGACGGCGCTATCTTTAATGTCGTGGGGATTTGTTACGCTTGTACTTCACGACAAAATCACTGAATGGTATGCGGGTCTATTTGGTGGCCTTTTTGTTCTTGGTCGAGCTGTTAGCAGCGGCCTGAGTGTGATCAAAGACGTGAAAATTGTTCCTCCGCCTCAATAGAGGATTTCCTATGACGCGCACTTTTGACGAATGGTTCGAGATTCTGATTCAGCTTGGCGTGAAACCCGCCACAGCAACAGCCTGGGCGCCGGCGTTTTCTGAGGTGATTGTCGATGGCGTGTTCAGTGCTGGCGACAAAGACCTGGAGGACTTCCTTGGGCAGGTGCTGCACGAAAGTGGGCACCTGGAACACCTTGAGGAGAGTCTAAGCTACAGTGCCGAGCGATTATGCCAGGTGTGGCCATCCAGGTTCCCGTCAGTGTCCGCTGCGGCGCCATACGCTCGCAACCCAGAGGCATTGGCCAATAAGGTTTATGGCGGCCGTATGGGCAACACAAAGCCGGGCGACGGCTGGCGCAACCGTGGATCCGGCCTCATCCAGATCACTGGAGCCGATAACCTGCGTGCCGTCCAGGCCGTAACCGGGATACCCGTCTACGACAACCCGGACCTACTACGCCGACCAACGGCCGATGCCTTGCGTGTCTGCGTTGCTTGGTGGGAAGGGCACATACCCGACGGCATTCTTGGTGACGTCGCAAAGGTCACCAGGCGCGTGAATGGTGGCTCTATTGGGCTAGACGATCGACAGGCCATCACCGATGCGGCTCGCGAGGTGCTGGGGTGATCGCGCTACTGGATCTGGTGCCGCGATGGGTCCTGGTTGCCGCCCTCGTCGCCATGTCTGTGCTTTGCGGGTACCTGACTTCTGGTCTCCTTATCGCAAAGCTCGATGCCGCCAATGCGCAGTCTGAGGTCGCCAGTCTGCGCGTCGAGATTTCTGACGCGAATGCAAAGGCAGCCACCCAGGCGGCAACATTATCTCAAGCCGTTGTAAAGGCCCAAAATGAAGCAAAAAACCGCGAAGCAATACTCCGCAGCGCTGCTGCTGCCGCTGCTACTGAGTCTGACGGCTTGCGGGACGACTTGTCCGCCGCTCGCCAACATATCGATCAGTTATCCAGAGATGCCATCGTTGAGCGAAGCGATGCCGTCTCAGCCGTACTCGCTGACTGCTCAAGACGATATCAAGGCATGGCGGAAAAAGCTGAGCGGCATGCCAGCGACGTCAAAACCTTGATTGACGCATGGCCAAAATCACCGCCTCCTGGTAGCGGCGAGCTCAACCGCTGACTGGCAGGCCGTGCACAGCTGGCGACCGTCTCGGCGCCGGAGTTCTGGCATACCGTCATCACACTCTACGCAGCATTCAGGGCCGTAGCCGGGCTTGCCTGGCTCATACACTGGGCGATCTGGTCGTGGTGCGTTCACTTGTTCCCACATGCGAATTTCGTGGTCTTGCGCTACATCTTCTAATGACACGGTGTCCTCTGGAAAAAATGAACCGGGCCTGATTTGGCCCGGTGTTTGAATTCTCGCGTCCCGACTACGCCACCAGCACCAGCTCGGGCCGATCAAACAGCGCGCTGTTGAGCCACGTGTTCCAATTGTCCATGGCGTCGCGCATCTGCGCAAAATAGTCTGCGCGGTCGTAGTTTTTTGATCCGGTGTCGGACTTGGCGTGTTGCTGGATCAGGTCCCGCGTGAACCGGTCAACGCCGGCATCATGCGTCCGCGACTTCCACGTCCTGCGCAGGTCACGCGGCTGGAATGCCTCCATGGTGTTGCCATCGGTATCCAGCCACCGGCGCACCGCCTGACTGATGCTCAGTATCCCAAGTCGTTCATTGGTTCCGCTGCGAGCCGGGAACAGGGGCCCGTCGCCGTACTGGTCTTTGAGGGCGATCAGCGTCGGCAAGATGATGCGAGGCAGGGGGATAGTGTGGGGGCGCTTGCGTCCTTTGGTCTTGTGGGCTGGCATGCGCCAAACCATCGCGTCCAGGTCCACCTCGTTGCCGTCCATGCGCAGCGTCTCTTGCACGCGCTGGCCACAGGCAATCATGACCTTTAGGCAGGCTTCGACGCCCTCCGTGAATCCAGCGTTTCCATCGCTGCATGCCTCCCAGACGACGCGCAGCTCGGCGCCATCCAGGTTACGGTCGCGCACCTTGATGGCGCCCTGGTCCTTCGCTACTGCGGCGGCTGGGTTGATTGTGACGCCCCAGTCCTGGCGACCCTGCACGGTGTAATCGTTGGCCGATGTGATAGCCCAGGCGAAGGCGGCCGCCAGGTAACCCCTTGCCTTGTCTGCGGCGCCACGGTGACCCTTGGCGTAGAACGTAGACACAAACTTGACGACGTCGGCTGGTGTGACTTGTCCGGGTGGCGTGGCGCGCCCCAGCGAGTCGGCGGCGTTGTTCTTGGCCTTGAGCAGCACGCGCTCGACCTCGTCGGCGTTGGCACGTTCTCGGGTCCGCATGGCGGCGATGCGGGCCTCGAACATGGCCTGGACAGTAATGGCGCTGTCTCGGTTGGGCTTGCGCTCGGCGACGACGTCGGTGCCCGTGGCGACCTGCATGAAAACGTCACGCGCCATCTGGCGAGCCTTGTCTGGCGGCGCGTCGCCGCACCGGCAGAGCGTCAGTTTGCGCTGCGTCCTTGATGCGTCTTTGGTCCTGTAGCGCACCACGTAGGTCTTGCGTCCGCTGGCCTGTATTCGGATGCCAAAACCCTCCAAATCGGCATCCCAGATCCAGGCATCACCGCTGACCGGGGTTGGCGCGTTGTCAATGATTGTCTTGGTCAGTTTTGGCATGGTGGTCTCGCAATATGGCACTGGTGACCGCCAACAATCCGGGCGCATTTAGGGCGCAACGTATCGTGACGGGCAGTGAAATTAAGTGTTGTGTTCAAAACAGTTTAGGCAGCTAACACACTGATTATATGATCAAAAATGATCATGTGTGAAGTCCAGTGAATACTGACTGACCAGCTTGGGAAGCTGTCGTTCTACCACTGAACTACGCCCGCGCGCTTTGAACCAAACTCCTGAATTTCACTTGCAACTCAGAGGCTTACATAGATCGCTCGGGAGGGTCAAGCCCGAACGCCGCGCCCGGGATTTTTAGCCCGGGCGCAGGTCGGGCGCAAGGCACCAGTGATGCCTTGTGAACATTGGGGGATTTTGGCGGCTACTGGGGTGATTTTTGCGCCGGACGCCGCGCCGGCCACGCTTCGATAACGTGGTGATGGTGGCCCATGGCGAGCGGCTGCAGCGGCTCCACGGTGATGCGCAGGGTGACCCCCAGCGCTTCCGCTTTTCCGACCAGGATTGCGGCCTGTCGGAGTATGTCGGTAACGTCGGCGGGGTGGGTCATGACACCCACCTCGTATCGGCGGCGCCGCACTTGTCGCACCAGCGCATTTGGTAAAAGCGACCGTTACCAGGGTGGACCTGGACGCTGGACCACTCCGCCCAGCGGTGGATGTGGAATAGTCTCACTTGCCAGTGCTCCCAAATCCGCCGGTGCCGCGCTCGGTGGCGCTGAGCTCGCCGACCTCCATCAGTTCGACCGCAGGCACGGGCAGCAGCATGGCCTGGGCGATGCGGTCGCCGTCTTTGATCACGAATTTAGCTTTGCCGTCGTTGTGCAGGGCCACCTGGCACTCGCCGCGGTAGTCTGAGTCCAGCACGCCAGTGGCATTGCTCAGGCGCACGCCGCTTTTGAAGCCGTGGCCGCTGCGGCTATAGATCAGCATGACGTGGCCTTCCGGCACCTCGAAGCTAAGACCGGTGCGGATCACCTCGCGTGTGCCCGGGTAGACGACAAGGCCATGCTGCAGGTGGACGTCATCCTCCAGCACAGCATGAAGGTCGAAGCACGCGGCGCCAGTCGTGGCGTAGCGGGGGATAACGGCTGCAGTGTGCAGCTTTTTGACTTTGAGTTTCATGGTTTCCTTTGTGGTTGTGCGCTCGCGCGCGTTGGTGACATTCGGTCTTTGACCGACTGAGGGATCTTGGGCAGGTAGCCCCATGCAAGGGCGCCGTCGTACCAGTGCGACTTGATCAGGCATCCGCCTTCCTGAATGACCAGCAGTGGCTCTCCCCTGGGGGGCGGCTTGATCATGGGGTCGTACAGCTCGGTCGCGTAGACTGTAGTTGGTTTGTCGTTGGTCATTTTGTCGTTAGGTCGTGCAGGCGCTTGGCCTCTGCCAGCACGTGATCGGCGCCAGCCAGGCCGCGATATTTCATCATAGGGTTTTTTGCAGTCCACCGGTTGGCGTGGTCGGATGCCAGCGTCTGGCGACCGGTCTTCGGGTTGAACTCCATCAACTGCTGGCGGTCCACCACGCCATATAGGTGCAGATGCTTCATGCTGCGTGTTGGCTTCTCGGCGAGTAGCCAGCGGCATTCGCACTCGTGTCGCCACGCTTCGCCGGCGGTGTCGACGTCGGCGCCAGCCAAGTGACTGTAGGCTGTTGGCATCAGCGCGCACACTGCATGGACAGGCTTGGCCCGTACCAGCCGTCGTAAGTGCACCAGATAACGCGGGCTCGCTTGTCGTCTGAGTTCATTGCAAGAACGGCGCGAGCCATTGCTGCGGTATCGGTCTTGCATTTGCCGGTAACGGTGCGCCAGCGCTGCGCGCCACGGCGACGGACCTGCCCCAGGTAGTAGCCGGCTGGCGCGTGGATATGCACGCCGGTCACCATTTCGCAATCCTCTGGAGTATTTCCTCCTGCTTCTCGGACAGGTACATGCGGTCGCCGTACGCTTCGAACTTGTCGCGAAGGTCGTCGACAAAGTTTTCTTCCCAGCTCCCGCTGGCGTTGTCTTTGGCTTCGTCCAGCAGGTCGCCAAAGTCGTAATCGAGCTCATAGACTTGCTGGCTCATACGACCACCGTCACAGTCTCGGCGGCACGGGTGATGCCGGTGTAGAGGTGGCGGGCGGCGGTCTCGCGGAACACGTGAGATTCATCGAACAGCAGGACGTCGTCCCACTGACTGCCTTGCGACTTGTGAACCGTCAGCGCGTAGCCAAACTGGAACTCGTCGGCCTTCTTGCGCTCGCGCCAATCCATGTCCTTTTCTGTCCCAAGAAAGAACTCGAACGGCGTTTCCACCAGCACTTGGGCGGCGCCATCCTCGTCTAGTGACTTGACGCGCATTTCGATCTTCTTGCTGGTGCTACGCACCTCCTGCGCCTCCCAGAGTCCGCCATTCAGCAGACCCTTAATGCGGTTGTTCTTGAGGCAAACCAGGCGATCGCCAGCGACTGGCAGCCACTCGAATCCAGGGCCACCCGATATGCCCTTGATTTCACGCGCCCGCTTATTGAACGTCTGGCGGGTTTTGTTCATGCCGCACAGAAGCTGGTCCGCAGCCATGACCATTTCCGCCATGACTTCCCTATCGACTTCGCCACGACGCAAGACCTCGCTTTCGCCATACACGCCCGGCACCAGTCCGCGGCCTTCGCGCACGTCCATCGAAAGGCGAATTATTGGGTTGTCTGCCGCCTGCCGGTGAATTTCCGTCAGCATGACGTCAGGTTGAACGTCGGTGAAAAATCCCTCGCCCTTGATGGGTGGCAACTGGAACGGATCGCCAAGCACCAGCACCTTGGTGCCGTAGCTCAGCAGGTCCATGCCGATATCTTCGCCAACCATCGACACCTCGTCGACGATGACAAGTGCGGCGTTTCGGACGTCGCTGTCGGGGTTCAGTTTGAACTCCGTCAGGCCGGTGATTGGATCCTCTGCCGGCTTGTAGATCGCGCTGTGGATCGTGCTGGCGCCGATGCAGCCCTTCTTGCGCAGCACCAGCGCGGCCTTGCCTGTGAAGGTCATGTAGAGCACCTGGCCGGTCACGTCGTTGGCGACTTCCTTGGCCATGGTTGTCTTGCCGGATCCGGCGAACCCGAATACCCGCATGACCTGTGGGGCGCTCTTATTGCGTGCCCAGCGCTTAATTCTCAGCAGTGCGTCTGCTTGCTGTGGTGACCATTCCATAAAATCTTTCTTGTTGTCACGCTTGGCTGGAGTCACTGGCGCGCATCGAGTGCGGCCTCTGCGATTCGCTCTGCGGCGGCATGGATGCGAGCATTGAACCAGCGCCGGACCGCGTAACCTCTGGCAATGCTCAGTATGGTAAAAATGACAGTAATCCAGAAGTTCTGCGCCATCGTAAAGTAGGCGCCGAACAACGGGTAAACAATAATGCTGGCGACGATAGAAAGCACAAATCCAATTGCTGTGCCGATACAGGTCTCAATGAGTGAGCCCAATTTAGTCTGCCCCAAAATAATCCCCTTGAGAATTAGGCGGCGAGTAAACCCGCCGCCCATGTTTCATTTTCTGTACTCACTGGTGTGCTCGACAGTGCGCTTGTCTTCCCACTTAACCAACTCATTCAAGTCGTAGAGTATTCGTCCGCCGACTCTTGTAAATTTCGGTCCGTTCCCAGCCCAACGCCAATTGGCTAAAGTGCGCACGGATACCGATCCGCTATACCTGTCCGATACCTCGGCTGGCGTCAGATATTTCCTAGTCAGCGCCCTCTCCTATATCTGTCATCAAAATACGTCGTCTTCATCGGCTGCGCTTGATGCCTGCTCGCGCTGTGGAGTCGCATCTTTCGGGGGCTGCTTATGTTGAGATTCGGTAACCTCCTCTTTCTCCGCCTTGCGATCGGGTTCCGGTGGATTGCTTTTTTGTAAGGCGGCCGCCGTCTCTTTTTTAGGCGTCGTGGTCGTGGTTTGATCCGGCGACTTTATGCGTGCCGCGGCTGAAACCTTTGAGCGCTGCAATATGGACGCCGCTGTGTTGGCTGTGGCGTCATCGCCGTCGGTATTCGGTTTGAAATACTCGCTCGCCTTGGCGCCTTCCTTGATGGCGTTGTAAATACCCATCAGGTCGGCCAGCTCATCGACGGTAGTGTCGTCAAGATCGTGACCGAGATGCGCAGTGAGGTGCGCCGAGTTGACGCCAAACTTGCTGAACGCCTTTGACATTGCCAGGATGCGCTCGCTGATCGGCTTTTCGCCACCTCCGGCAATCGTCAGTTTGCAAGCCTCAATGCCGGCGGCAATCATGTGTTTTGGCATAAGAGCCAGGATGCGGCCGCGCATCTGCTTGCTGGCGACGTTTGCGATCTTGTTGTCAATGTCGGATTGGTCGACCAGCTTCTTGGGGCCGTTCTTCGTGTCCACGACGTGCATAACCGTGATTTGGCGGCTGGAGCGGTTGTTTTTCTCCATATCCCAGGCATAGACCTCAATCTCGGACTTGCCTTCGCTTCGCGACAGCTCTCGGTGGCCGTACACAAAATTGCCGTAGCAACGCGCCGCCTCCTCAGCTAGGCGGATGCTGGGTCCGCTGCCGCGGTTGGGCACGCTATAGAAGGCGGTCTGCGCAAATGCCGGGCTGTTGCAGGCCTCCAGGAAGTCGCTGATTGATGCCGTCACGCTGCGCGGGAAGCGCTTGGCGAGCGTGAGCTGGCCTTGGGCTTCAGCAATGGCGCGTTCGGACTCAATCGCAACGGCGCCGGCGTTCATGCCGTGACCTGGCAGGCTATGTCGTTGGAACGGCGCGGGTTGGTGTTGCTGCTCTTGGGTTGCGGGTAGGTTTTCACTCATGTCAGTCTTTCAGAGTTGAGGGTTATTAGCCGCGGCATGCCGCGCGGTGGCGACGCACGTTGCGGGACTTGCGAGCCGCACGGATTCCAGCCATCTGCGCACCGGCTGCACTACGGTTTCCGCCTTGCCCTTGCCGCGGGACTCGTAGGGCGGGATTTCAGCCAGCGCGGCCTGTCGCAGGCCCTCGCTGCTCAGCGACATAGATGCTGCGACAAGTGTCATCATTGCGCTAGCACGGGCGAATGGTTGTGATCGTTGCATAGTTACTTTCAGAGTTGAGGGTTAGTGAGTTGCTTCTGGAGGCAAATATCCTCCGGTGATCTGCTCGGCGGTGTATTTGATTGTGGCAATGAAGGCGTCGACAACCTGTGAGGTCCCCATGATCACAACCACCGCGCCAAACGGACTACCGTCTTGGGTATTCAGTACGGTAACGTTGCAGAGCTGGTGCGACTCCATCATCGTTTGCGCGACGAATTCCACGGGCGACTGCATGATCATCGCGCCATCCAGCTCTCCGACCATCGCCCGGTGGTCGTGATAGGTCCACTCGCCTTCGTGCCATGGCGTATCGGCTGGCGTGAAGCGGATCAGGCGGGCGTGGGGCTCCAGGTCCTCCCAATTCATATTGCCTGATGCCCAGTCTTTGATGTTGTAGAGGTCATCTTTGAATACCTCGATGGTGTCCTCCATTGCAGACTCCAGCGTCGGGAACTCGTCGGAGTGAGATGCGTGGTAGTACGCGGCACGGTTGTTTGCGACCGCCGCCACCGGGATTTCGTAGACGTGCCCGGACGGTATCGCGATTTGAATGAAGGTTTTCATGGGTTCTCCAAAATGAGACTTGATTATATTTGAGTATTTGTTGACCGTGCTCAAATTTGGCTATTTATTTGTTGTTTCGATTGAGAATCCGTCGTCGGCGACGCGGGTTACAAACAACTGCAGGTCGCTTGCGATCGCAGCGGCTTTGAAGGCTTCAAGGCTTGCGCTGTCGAGACACTCGATCCGATCGACGCAAATCACTCCCAGATCCGCGGCGCGAAGTTTAGCTATCTCCACGGCTACCTCGACCTGCTGGCTTGTATTTAGGCGATCGAACGGCACGTCGTTGCGGAATATCTCGCCGTCGCGCACCTCCAGGCCAGGAATTGGCAGGCTCGACAGTAGTTCGGACTTGTAGGCATCGATGGCGTCGAGTGCCTGGGTCTGCGCGGCCGCGTCCGCCGTCAGTGTCTCCAGCTCGGTGCGCAGCGTGGCGATGGTGTCCAACGTCTGCTGGCGCCGGCCGCTGGCCTCGCGGTCGTTGCGGATGACCTGGAGCTGGGAGTGCAGTGGCTGAGTGGCGCTGGTGCATGCGGTGACAGCTTTGTCGCGTGCGGCCTGGGCTTTGCCCTCGCTCTCCGACAACTCGGCGCGCACGGCATCAATATCCGCTTGGGCTTGGGCCTTGATGGCATCGATCTTGGCCTGTGCGTCGGTGCGCAGGCCGTCCAACTTGGTCTGGATCTTGGTTAGTGTGGTGGTGCGCGCTGTCTCGGCGGCGGTGACTGCTGCCATCAGATCGGACTCGCTTCCCTCCACGCCCTGGGGCGCCGGCGGTACCGCTGCCTCCAGCTGGTTGATGGTGGCGGTCTTCTCCTTCACGGCACGGTTGGTTCCGGTGCGCTCGTCGTACACCTGCTGGTGCACCATGCTGATTACGTGCAGGGCGTGCAGGCCGGGCTGAGCCTTCACCGGGAACCCGGCAATCTCGGCCAGGTGCGCGGTGTCGGCTTCCAGCGGCATTGCTTCCAGCAAGGCCTTCACGCGGTCTTTTTTGGGCGCCAGCAGGAAGTCCACCGGGTTGACGCTGAGGCTATCTGTCAGCGCCTTGATGGCTTCAGCGGGGCGCGTCAGCTTCTTGCCGTCGCGGCGCACACTGGTGGTGCTGCCGGAGCCCGTCACGGACTTTGAGAGCTCCATGCCGTCGTCCAGGACCAGCACAACTTCGCCCTTTTCGGCGCCTTTGCGCAGCAAGGTGGCGTCGTGGCCGGACTGCAGGACGGACTTGATAGCCTCCAGAACGGACGTCTTGCCGGTGCCGTTGGGGCCGCTGATCTGGGTGAAACCTTCGGGGCTGAATTCCAGCTCAGTGATGCCGAGGATGTTGGAAATGGAAATATGGTTGATTTTCATGACTTAGCGGCCAATGGCCTTCTTGATGAGTTCGTATGTTTGGTGTGCGTACTGTTCGCTGGCGCCGCGCCAGCTTGGACACTCGGCATCCATGGTGGCGCAAATCGCGGGCCATGCGTGCACCAGCGCAGACCACTGGGGTGACGCACCGGCCATCCTTGGGAATAGCGGTACCAGTTCAGGAACCTGCTCAAGCAGCAGTCGGCAGCGCCTGAAATCCCCGGGGTCGTAAGGGTGGTCGTAGCTGCGCGGAAGATCGTGAAGGCGGATCCTGCCGGTGCAGTCGATGCCCGTCAGGAAGGTGAATATGGCCTCGCTGCTCATGCCGCGCTCGCCACCGGCAAGCCAGTGCACGGCATCCTCGCTCAGGCCTGGAGCGCTGGCGCGTATGTGTTGCTCTGCAGCAGGCACGCCGGCAGATCGCAGTGCTTCGAGGTCGTCCGGCATCCCCATTGCAAATGTAACGCCGTACATACGGGCGACGTCAGGGTCCATCACTGCCTCCGGTGAGGCAAGTTGCGACAGGACAGCAAACGCGCTTGCCGGCACGTCGCCGTGGATCAGCACGCAGTTACCACGATGCTCGACGGTGTAGGCGACGCGCTCGTGGCCGCCCACCATCATGGACACGACGGCGCTCACAGCTTGCTCCAGGCCGGCAAGGCCAGCGGCAGGGGGGTAACGCCGTAGTCCGGCCAATGCCCGCTGCGCTTGGCCTCAACGATCCGCATGAAGTCGCGGCGCGCCGCGATATTTGCGCGAGCCACGACGTCAGGCTCCATGAAGTAAATCCCGACGGCGTAGGGCGGCTTCTTCTCAACAGCCAGGAAAACCCAGTCAGCAGGATGCTCGCCGAAAGCTGCGTCCAGCACGCCGTTGTACCAGGCAGTTTGAACTGGGTAGCGGAAATTGGCGGCCGACTTGCCGAATCCGTCCGGGCTGGCGTCGTCCGTTGTCTTCAAGTCCACAATCATTGCGCCACTGTCGTGCATGTAGTCGGTTCGGCACTTCATGAGCTCGCCTGTTTCCTTGTCGATCGCATAGAACGACTGCTCGGCCCGGCCGCCAGTTAGCAGGCCGCCTGCAACGGGGTGGCGATACACGGCGTCGCGGATGGCCAAGCAAGTTGCGAAGTCTTCCGGGTCCAGCACGGTCTTGTTGGCGTTGGCCTTCTCGAAAGCCGCGTACTCCTCCTTGCCGGCGTTAGTTCGGCGATTGATGCCTTGGGGCGCCATGACGTATTCGGATGGAAACAAGTCGGGCTCCAGCACGGCGCTATGCACGGCGCTACCCATGATCATGGCGGCCGTGGGCTCGGCACGCACGCGGTTTGGATCCAGATACTTGGCGTAGTAGTGCAGCGGACTGACGTTCGCGATGGCATCAAGGTGCGATTTAGATACGCCTGGGCCGCTGTGGTACTGGGCATTGGTGCATTCCACCAGCCCCAGGGGGTGTGGCGGCGCCAGTACGCCGTCTGCGTCGGGCGTCAATAAGTGAGCAGCTGAGTTCATAGGGTCTTTCGTGGTTAAAAATGATTACGCAGTCGAATTATGAATCAAATTTGATCAATCGACAACAACATGAGCACAAAAAGTCCCTGCAATACTGCGTTGTTCATGGTTTTGGCGCAAGAAGTCACGGATCGTCTCCGCAAGTCATCACAAAACGTTGGCGACATTGATTAAATACGGTACACTTCGCGAAATTACTTTTTTGATTAGGGCCATCATGATCACAACTTTCACCGACACCTTTAAGCGCCGGATCGCCGACATTGAGGCGCGCGCTAAGGCCGCCGGGTTGAATTTCACCAGCATCTGCAAGGAAGCTGGCATTTCGCGCGCAACTCCAGACCGCTGGAAAAAGAGCACACCCAAGACGATCGCCATCGTCACCAGGATGGAGGAAATCGTTGCGCAGCGTGAAGCGCAGCCGCCCGTCACACGTTGAATCTAATTTTTGAGGCGCGCCGTGATTACTTGAGGCGTGTTTTTTATGAACCAAATTACCTTCGGGTCTGTATGTAGTGGCATTGAGGCCGCATCGGTTGCTTGGCATCCTTTGGGATGGCGCGCAGCTTGGCTTTCTGAGATTGAGCCGTTTCCCTGCGCCGTCCTGGCGCACCACTACCCTGACGTTCCTAACCTGGGCGATATGACCAAGCTGCCAGAGCGTATTCGCTCCGGCGAAGTCGTGGCGCCTGATGTGTTTTGCGGTGGCACGCCGTGCCAAGCGTTTTCGGTAGCGGGTCTGCGCAAGTCCCTGGATGACGCGCGCGGAAATCTTTCACTCATTTTTTGCGAGATTGCCAATGAAATTGATGCAGCACGACTTGTTCGCGGAGAGCAGCCCGCCACCATCTTCTGGGAAAACGTACCCGGAGTCCTCAGCACTAAAGACAACGCCTTTGGATGCTTTCTGGCAGGACTTGCCGGCGAAGATGATCCGCTGGTCCCGCCAGGGGGCAGGTGGACAAACGCGGGTACTGTGCATGGACCCGCGCGAACAGTCGCGTGGCGGGTACTCGACGCCCAATACTTCGGAGTGGCCCAACGACGCCGCCGTGTGTTCGTTGTCGCAAGTGCTAGAGACGGGTTCGATCCCGTCAAGGTTCTTTTTGAGTTCGACGGCGTGCGCCGGGATACTGCGCCGAGCCGACAAGCGCGGCAAGGCGTTGCCGGAGGCGTTGAAATTGGCCCTGGAGGCGGTCGCTTCACAGATCTAAGCCCGACACTGGACACGCGAGCCAAGGATGGGCCGATCAGAAACCAACTTGCGGTAGCGGTGATGGCCTACGGCGGCAACAACACAGCCGGCCCCATCGACGTAGCGACTGCCAGAAACGCATGCGCCAGCGCCAGCGGCAGGATGGACTTTGAGAGTGAGACCTTCCTGGTGCAGCCGGTGAGTCACTCCTTGCGCGGCGAAGGCTTTGACGTCAGCGAGGACGGCACGGGGCGGGGGACGCCGCTGGTGCCGGTGGCCATGGTCAACATGCAGGGCAGCAAAGGCAACGCCGTCGCCCAGGCTGATGGCCCGTCCTTCACTTTGAACGCGATGCACGGCCATGACGTTCATGCGATTGCGGTGCCGGTGGCCTATTCCACTAAACTGCACAACACCCAGAGCAACCAAGCCGGGAAGTTCTACGAAAACTACACCGCCAGTCTGGATGCAAACAGCCCGCCACCAGCTATCGTCTTCGACACTACGCAGGTGACAAGCCCACAAAATCGCAGCAACCCACAACCCGGTGACCCATGCCACCCGCTTGCGGCTGGGGCGCATTCGCCTGCGATTGCATTCCCGGCAAACCTCTCCGGCACTCAATGCGCCAGCGCGGAGGATATTGCTCCGAGCATGGGGGCGAAGAACCCGACGGCGGTTGCGTTTCAGTCCAGCCAGTCGGGCGTCCGCGTTGGTGACACCCACGCGACGCTCGATGCCAACAACGGGCCGCGACGGCACAACGGTGCACTGGTGGGCATGCAAGTCCGCCGCCTCACGCCCGTCGAGTGCGAGCGACTGCAGGGGTTTCCTGACAACTACACAGCTATCCCGTGGAAAGCGTACCAAGTCTACGCAAAGCGCAAAGGCGCCATGAGCGGCGGCAAAAGCTTTGAGGAGTGGTTGATTGAAACCACCGGTCGGGGTTTGCGCGAACCAACCACACAGGATTGCCCGGACGGTCCCCGCTACAAGGCCTTGGGCAACAGCTGGGCCGTGCCAAACGTGCGCTGGATTGGCTGCCGTATTGACGCCGAGCTGCGTAGACTGGCGGCACTGTGAGCAAAATCAGTCTTCGCGACTACCAGCAGGTCGCCGTCACCGAGGTCCGTGCCGAATTCCGCGCCAAGAATAGCCCAGTGCTTTTTGTGCTCCCGACTGGCGGCGGAAAGACCTACACCTTCAGCTACATCGCGTCCAATGCGGCCGACAAGGGCCGCTCGGTGTGCATCATCGTGCACCGCAAGGAGTTGCTACTGCAGGCATCCGCCTCGTTGCAGGCACTTGGCATCGAACATGGCCTCATTAGCCCGCACTTCACACCGAACCCGCGCGCCCTGGTGCAGGTCGCAAGCGTGGACACGCTGCTGTCTCGTCTGAAGACCCGAAGCTATGAGTTTGACCTACTCATCTTTGACGAGGCCCACCACGTGGTCGACGGCAACAAGTGGGGCCGCGCCTACGATCTACTCGGCAAGCCGCCCATGCTTGGCGTCACCGCAACACCGGTGCGCACCGACGGCAAAGGCCTGGGTGAGCATGCCGGCGGCGTGTTCAAGGCGATGGTGCTGGGCCCATCCGTGGCTGAGCTCATCGAGCGCGGAATGCTACTCAACCCGATTGTCTACACCAGCCTGGAGGTGCCGGATCTCAAGGGCGTCAAGCGCGACGCCGCCGGCGACTACAACGCAAAGCAGTTGGCGGCCGCCGTCGACAAGCCCAAGATCACTGGATCCGCGGTGGCTCAGTACACCAAGATATGCCCTGGCGTTCGCGCCATCGTGTTCTGCTCCAGCATCGAACACGCTCGCCACGTGTGCGCAGAATTCAATGCTGCCGGGTACCTGTTCGATCTGCTGGTGGGCGCGCCAGAGATGAGCGATGCCGAGCGCACGGCGGTCAACAAAAAGCTGCGCAATGGCCTGCTGCATGGCGCCTGCACGGTCGATCTGGTCAGCGAGGGCTACGACCTGCCTGATCTGGAGTGCTGCATCATGCTGCGGCCAACGGCCAGCGAGGCACTATTCCTGCAGCAGGCCGGGCGCGTCATGCGGCCCAGTCAGGGCAAGACCACCTGTTATCTGCTGGACCATGTTGGCAACGTGGGCGCACTGATAGACGGCGGCTTCAAGCGCAAGCATGGGCTACCCAACGAGGTCCGCGAGTGGACGCTCGACGGCCGCAAAAAGAAGAAGAAGGGGCCCAAGGAGGTCGACGAGGAGACGATTGAAATTAAGCAGTGCCCGCAGTGCTTCGTCGCCCACATGCCGGCGCCGGTGTGCCCGTCCTGCGGGTTTGAGTACCCGATAACTGGCGCCCGCAGCATCGAGCACATCGACGGCGAGCTCCACCAGGTCACCGAGGACATGCAAGCCAAACTGCGTCAGCAGCAGCGCAGCGCCCAGTCGGCAGCAAAGTCCGTCGACGACATGATGCGCCAGCTTGGCTACAGCCGCACCCGTGCTGAGGCGATCGTAAGGGCGCGCGAGGAAAAGGCAGAGCTTCGCACCAGCCTGATATTCGACCTGCAGGACTGGCGACGGAAGACCGGCCAGGATCCCGTGGTGACGTTCGGCGTCTACCTGAGCGACCTCAAGCAATACAAGCCAAAGGCGCTGAAGGAGCTGCGAGAGCGGTTCGACCAGCACCGCCAGGCATACACCGATGGCCGCATCGAACCTATGCGCGGTGATCTATTTCCACCAACCGGCGGCCAAGAGGCCGCGTTTTAAGAAAGGCCCATCGTGGCAAATGATTTGAATATGTGCGTCTTCATTGGGCGCCTGGGGCGGGACCCCGAGTTGCGTTACCTGCCCAACGGTGACGCCGCCGTGAACATCAGCATCGCCGTCGGAAAAAGCTGGAAGGACAAGAACAGCGGCGAGAAAAAAGAAGTGACTACCTGGGTGCCGGTGTCGTTCTTTGGGAAGACCGCTGAAATCGTCGGCGAGTATTGCCGAAAGGGAAGCCAGCTGCAGATTACCGGCGAATTTTCGGTTCGCAAGTACACCGACAAGGACGGCAACGAGAAGCAAATCACAGAAATCAAGGGCGACCGCATGCAGCTGCTTGGCAGCGCCGGGGATGGGCAAGCCCAGCGGCAGGCGGGGGCACCGGCACAGCAACGCCAACAGGCGCCGGCACAGCGCCAGGCACCCGCACAGCGCAATGTACCCGAAGACGACGAGATACCGTTCTGATTGATTGAAATGATTAAGCCATCAAACCCAAAGGATTCCATAGGTATCCGCAAAGCCCCTATGTCTACCGTGTCGGCCGCTGTACTTGCGGAGGTCGGTGTGGCGATGTTGGAGGGAGCGGCAAAATACGGTCGCCACAACTACCGAGTTGTGGGCGTCCAATCGTCCGTCTACTACGACGCCACCATGCGCCACCTCATGGACTGGTGGGAGGGGGTCGACATTGATCCTGATTCTGGCTTGCACCACATCACCAAGGCCATCGCGTCTTTGGTGGTACTGCGTGACGCAATGATCCAGGGCATGATCACCGACGACCGGCCTCCGCGCTCACGGGAGTTTTATGCCCATCTGAATGCGAAGGCTGGCGAGATACTTGATCGTCACGCTGATAAGGCGCCACGGCACTATACCGAGGTGTCGATGCTGCAGGCGAGAGCCGGGCTCAGCATTGACTCCAACGACGAGACATTTAGCCCGCTTGATGGGACTCAGCATGGCGGCTGAGTCCAGCGTCCAGCGATTGGTGTGGGCGGCCGTGGCGTCGACCACGATCCTGTTCCGTGTGAACACCGGGCGCGCCTGGTTGTCTGGCATGGGCCCGGCTGGCGTGCGCAAACTCACTGACGGTAGCGCTCACCTGCTGGCGGCCAGACCTATCGCGCTTGGGTTCTCCCGCACGAATGGCGATCCAGTGAATGGTACCAGCGACCTTATTGGGTGGACGCCGGTGTTGATTACCGAGGACATGGTTGGCGCAACCTGCGCTGTGTTCACGGCTATTGAGACCAAGAAGTCCAAAGGCGGCCGCACCAGCGACGACCAGTTCAACTTTATCGCCCAGGTGCACAAGGCCGGCGGCATAGCTGGCGTCGCCAATAGTCCGGATGCCGCAAAAAAGATTATTCAAGAATGGCGACCGGTTCCTCGGAGCGCATCAAAATAGAGGCATAATCACCAGCTTTCATGCGTCGTCACGCGAAGCCTTTGGGGCTGAATCATGGCGGCGTGAGACAACATGTTTTGCGAAGGCATAGGTTAGCTACCGAAAAGCGCTACTGCTGGCGCCTGGCCCGAGCATTTACCCTCAGCGACAACTCTGGATAGCAGCCGGAATGAGTAAAAATAATACATGCGCATCATGGAGTGCGTATGAATGAATCTCAAATAATTGACCAGTTCCGCGCCGCAATGCGCGAGCAAGACATTCCAGTCAGCGACGAAATCATTGCTGATGGCAAATTTCATCGTATCCACGTCGACGGCGACCGCAAGCTAACCCGCACTGGGTGGTACGTTCTACATTTAGACGGCAAGCCTTCGGGAGCCTTTGGTTGTAATAAGCGCTACGGCAACACAGCCAAATTCACCTGGACCAGCAAGGAAAAGACCAAACCACTGACGCCCGAGGAGCGCCGCGCCTATCGCGAGCGCATCGAGCGCCAGAAGGTCGAGCGCGAGGCCGCTGAGGCCGCCACCAGGGCCGAGGCCGCGGCGCGTGCTGTGTCCTGCTGGGATGCGGCCGCCGAGTGCACCGATCACCCGTACCTGACTCGCAAGCAAGTCAAATCCCACGGCCTACGGGTTGGCGCATGGGAGAAGAAGGACCCGGAAACCGGCGAGGTGCGCGTCATCAGCAAGCAGGCGCTGCTGATCCCAATTCGCGATGCCGGCAAGAAGATTCACAGCCTGCAGGCCATATTCACGGGCAAGGTCGGCGACCGCGACAAGGATTTCCTGTCTGGGGGCGCCAAGTCCGGTCTGTTCTACAGCTTCGGCAAGCCGGTGACGATGGAGGTCGCAGGCGTCCAGCGCCAGGTGATCGCAATCGGCGAAGGCTATGCCACCATGGCGACGGCTCACGAGGTCACGGGCCACGCGGCGATTGTGGCATTCGACGCCGGCAACCTGCTGGCAGTGGGCCAGGTGCTGCGCAAGCGCTTCCCCGAGGCCCTGCTGGTGTTCCTCGCCGACAATGACCGGTTCACGCTCCAGCCGATCGAAAACCCCGGCGTGCACCATGCCAGCAAAGCTGCGGCGGCCGTTGGTGGCGTCGTTGCCATTCCCCACTTCCCCGAGGATGCCGACGGCAAGCCGACCGACTTCAATGACCTGTTCGTGGCATGCGGTGCCGACGCGGTGCGCGATGCCATTGCCGAGGCTATCAACCCGCCAGAGTCGCTTCCCGAGGACGACGTCCATGACCCTCAGCCCTGGGAGGACGGCCCACCAGAGCCTGCGCCGTTCGATGGTTCCGTGACCGTCCTACCTACTGCCGACGTCGGTGGCGATGTGCCTGCTCGCAATGGTCACTTCACGATCCTGGGCTACAACCGCGAGACGTACTACATTTTCCAGCACGGCAAGCGGCAGATCACCGAGCGAAGCAAGGGCGATTTCAGCGAAGTCGGATTGATCGAGCTCGCCGATATCAACTGGTGGGAGATGCACTTTCCCGGCGCGCGATCGGCGATCGATACCAAGGCGGCCGCGCAATTCATCATCCGGACCGCAGAGCAACGCGGGATATTCGACACCGAGAAGATCCGTGGCCGCGGCGCCTGGCTGGATGATGGCCGCGTGGTCTATCACCACGGTAGCCACCTGTCGGTCGACGGTGAGCCTATGGACGTCACCCAGATCACATCGAAGTTCGTGTACGAAATGGCGAAGTCCATGCAGTTACCGGCCGACGAGATGATGACCGACGAGGACGGGCAGAAGCTGGTCGACATAATCAAAATGTTTCGGTGGACGGTGGACGGCAGCGCTCTGCTTTTCGCCGGCTGGATCGCGCTGGCGCCTATCTGTGGTGCCATTCCGTGGCGCCCGCACATTTGGATGACCGGTGGCGCCGGATCCGGCAAGTCCAGCCTAGCTAAGTTCGGTCACAGTCTACTCAAGGGCACCGACGTGTTTGCGCAGGGCAATAGCTCCGAGGCGGGTATCCGCCAGCGGCTGCGCGCCGACGCCAGGCCGGTGATCATGGACGAGTCTGAGTCTAACGAGGAGGGCGACGCAAGGCGCGTGCAGTCCATCCTTGGCCTGATACGCCAGGCGTCCACCGAGTCCGACGCGGAAACGCTCAAGGGTACGACTGACGGTAGCGGCATGACCTATCACATCCGCTCAATGTTCTGCCTGGCGTCGATCCAGGTCGCGCTCAAGCACAAAGCCGACATTGACCGCCTTACTGTGCTTACCCTCAAGTCAGGCAAAGAGTCCGACAGTAACTCCGGCCGCGATTGGTCGCGCATGCGAGACGCCATGTACGAGTTTTGCGGGCGCGAGGACTCTCCGATGCGCGGTCGCCTACTGCGTCGTAGCATTGAGCTACTTCCAGTCACGTTGAAGAATATCGAGGTCTTTAGTTCCGTTGGTGCCGACGTGTTTGGAAGTCAGCGCGATGGCGATCAGTATGGCGCGCTCCTGGCTGGCGCATGGTCGCTTATATCGTCGTCGGTCGCCACAACAGATCAAGCCAGGGTGATATTCGATAGCCACAATTGGCAAGAGCTGAGAGACAACGCCGACAGCGACGAGTCTCACCGCGCCCTGTCATCGTTGATGGAGGCTCACATCCGGGTAAAGAGCGGGACGGAACTAACGGTCTACGAGCTGCTGAAGGCCGCAAGCAGCGACTCCACCGGCATGACTGAAATTAACGACGTCACAGCCGATGCTCTGCTGCAGCGCCATGGCATGAAGGTGAAGGGCGGGTGGTTGGTGTTGTCAAATAACTCCAATGAGCTCAAGCGGCTCATGCAGGGCACCACGTTCGAGGCGGACCTGCGCGGCGTCCTGCTTCGGGTTGAGGGTGCCGACAAGAACGACAACAAGCCAGAGCGGTTCAACGGCATGCAGAACAAGTGCATCCGGATCCCGCTGGGGCCCATCGTGTCAGCCGACCGTACAGAGCCAGCGTTCTAAATAAAACAAGGGGTCAACCTGTGAAGGCGACCCCCTGAGTGAACTTGCACAAAATGCTCGTCCGTGTCGAAGCCCCGAGCATAGCAAAAAGCCCGCACTAGGCGGGCTGGTTTGTCTTGGCGGCGCCTGTCATGGCTTCACCACGATCGCGTAGATGGCGTACACCCTGACGTCGCCGCCGTCGATATGACGCCCCCAGTGCTTGCTCAGATCGCCCATTGTCAGTTGCACCTCATGCCAGTGCGGATGCTGCAGGCCAACGGTGTAGGCGTCCGGGTTGCCAACAATTTGCCGCGACTCCAACTCGGCCACGCGCTCCAACAGCTGGCGCATTGCGGCCGCACCCTCGCGGCCTGCCATCGTGCAGCTGCACGTTGCCTCAAGGTTTTTAATGATGTTGGCGTAGTTGGTTGTCATATCAGGTCCCGAACAATAATTGCAGGACCGCGTTGCCGGGGTATTTGGTGGACAGCCAGTGAAAGAACCCAGCCAGGTAAAGCCCGACGAGCGCGGCGACGGATACGAGGCCCAGGGCGGCCAAAAAGCCCCAGGCCAGGTCAATGAGAAACCACGCCGCATTGATGGTCGTTTCGCAGTGATCCGGCTGCATGGTCACGCGCAGCGGGCACCCGTAACCATGAGTGCATTGACCCGAGTCGTCGCAGCAGTCGGCGCGCTTTTCCTGCGACTTCACGACTGCGCCCCATTGGCCGCCAGGTAGGCGCGCAGGCGCTTGATCTGGGCGTCGCGGAAGGTCACGCATGCGGTGGCGCGTTCGCGATCAGTCTCGGCGATCAGCTTTTCGCGCTCTGCGGCAGCGAGTTCACGGACGGCCAGCTCCATGGCGGTTGGCAATGGCGGGAAGAAAAGGTTTTTGAGGGATTTGAACATGGTAGTTAGGCAGTAAAGAAAATCAGGGGGCGGTGGAATCAGGCCTTGGCCCAGAGTTTGCTGATCATCTGGTCGATCGACAGCCCAGAGGTGCCAGCGGCCAGGTTGCCGAGCTGGATTGCGTCATCGCCTTCAATGTTCCAGATCGCCACGCGGTTGCCGGACACAGTTGCGATGGTCTCGTCATCGAGCTGCTTGTAGGCCACCAGGCTGGCGGCGGGCACGATTACTGCGGCTCCTGCGATGCTGATAGCTGTCATCTCAAACTCCTTTTTGTTTAATTCCATGCCATCAGTGTAATCAATTTTGAGTAAGTCGTGTGTTGTATTTACGCAAATTTGATTAGTTATTACGTAGCGCTATCACGGCGTCACTCTGATAGTTGTGATAGCACTATCGTGAAATACCATTGATTTGACTAGGGGTTTGGGGTCGCTATCACGGTCGTCGGCAGATCAGCGCGATAAACCAGCATAGTTCCGTCGTCCTGGATCCTGCACCTGATAGTCCAGCCGGTTTTGACGGCGTGGCGGTGGGCGGCCAGGCGCAGCTTGTGGTGGTCACGTCGCTCCAAGCTGAACGTCAGGCGCTCGCCATTTGCAAGGCGCTCCATGTCGTATTTCGTAGCCCTGGCAGGGAGCTGGATTGCCCCACATGCCGCCTCGTCGTCGTCCGTTACAGGCAGTCGGGTGACACGAATGAAGTCGCCGTCGCGGGTGCAGGACAATCGTACCCCCGTCGACCTTGATCTGTTGCTGGCGGCCAGCCGTATCCGCTGGTGAAGGGCTGGCGGCAGCTCAAAGAGCTTCGACCCCCCAACTTCTAGGGCATCTATTTCAGGGTAAAGGTTTGAGCCTGACCCGCCGGCGACGCGGGTGACGCGCAATCCGCGACCGTCCATTTCAAAGGCGCACAGCAGTTTTCGGCTTTTAACAAAGTTCTTTGCTTCGGCAAGAACGTCGTTCAAGTCCTCGCCTTGTAGATTGATCGTCGCCGACGCACCGGGCTCCAATGCCAAGATGGATCGGCGGATTTTGAGCACATTATCGATTTTCATGGCTTCCTCGGTATCGCGCGGTTACGCGCAAGTGGTTGATTTATAAGAAAATTATCGGTTTTTCGGAGATTTGCTACCGCACCTACCGCCGGATCACCCAGACACAAAGACAGAAGAAGAAATATAAAGAGAAACAAAAAATTTCATTCATTCCCATACCTCTCTCTACTCTACTATCTCTAAAAAGAATTTTATTTATTTATAGGCGGTATTTCGCCGAAAAAGCCTTGAAAGTCAAAGCCCTTCGGCCGATACCGACCTGATACCTAGTTACTTCTCCCTTGTAACCCAGCTTCCACCGGCCCCGATGGTCACTGAGAACTTCTTACCCAGATCGCGCCCCTTTGCGCTGGCCATGCTGCGCACGCTGGAAATTCGGGATTGATCGTTGTCGACAAAAAAGCAGTCGTCGATCTTCATCGAATCCCAGGGGTACTTACCGCGTCGGCCTCTGCCGTTCTTCTGGATCAGCTTTGCCTTGAATGCGCTCATGTCGATCAATGGGCGCTTTGCCTGTGTGGAATCAGTCATCGTTCACTCCTTGGTTGTGGGCGGGGAAATTATAATAATAAATTGATAAAGCAATACATAAATGCTTGGGCTTCACGCAAAATCACTGTAAAACACTTGCTCAAATTTGGAATTCAAGGTGTAGAATTGCACAAATACGATTAAATGGGGCCGCGCATGGTTGATTATTTCACCTACGAAAACGTACCTGGGAAGCTGTATTTCCGCTGTGAACGCATGCGGGCGACGCTGTCCACTGCGGCATGCCGGGATTCGTGGCGGCGCGCCGATGAGCTCAACGACGGGAGTCACTCCAACTGCAGGCTGTGCCCGATTGGCGCCGTCCATGCTGGTGAGGTTGCGGCCTCAATGTCGCCGCTCAAGGGCACGCTGACGTGCGCCAGGTGCCACCGCTCTGCTGGCCGGCTGATTGGCGGCATGGTGTGTGTGTCGTGCAAAAATCGCGAATATGAGCTGGTCAAGGGCCGCAATGCCAAGGGCACGGCGCCCGTCAAGCTGTGCGCGCTAGATGCCAGGCGGATCCGGTACCGGCATGGCTCCGAGCTGTGCACGCTCAAGCTGCGGCACAGCGTGGACACCGATGAGTTGGTGGTGGCCGTGCTGCGCGACTCCAAACAGTCCGTGGTGTTCGCGTTCAACTCAACGCCGCCGGCGGCAATCAGGCAGGCGCGGCTGTGGTGAAGTCAATGCGCGAGCCGGTGCAGGGCTGGGTCATCACTGACCACATTTGCAGAGTGTGCTTTTCGCGCGTGCTGATGCACGAGGCCTTCGATCGGCGGCGGACGTACCGCTGCTCTGGGTGTGAAGCCGAGGCGCAAGGATCCAGCGAGGCCGCGGTGTGCTGCTGCGGCATCAAACTCAAGACTGGCGTCGACGCCGGCATACGCTGCCAGCGCGAGGACAGTCCGACGCCTGAATTCCCGGCACGGGTTACCGCTGTCCAGGTAAGCGCGCCGACGCATAACTGACTCGCAAGCTGTTTATGAAACCCAGAAAACCCGCATGGATACTAGCTTTCAGCCGTTTGGCTCCGCTTTTCGGGCGCAGGTCGGGCGCTGCAAAGTAATCGAAAATGACCAAAAAACCTTATCCGCGCGTCCGTATGGTTTGCGCCTTGTGCCATCGCCCTATGCTGAAAGCTGCTGCGCTGCAGGGTGGCTACCCGGTCGGGCCGGTGTGCGCTCTCAAGGCCGGCCTGCTGGCGCCAAGGAGCCTGGCGGCTGAAGCTGTGACGCGGGACCATTTGACCATTGATCTGTTCACATGAAGCAACGCAAAAGCCCCGCCCGTGAGGCTGTGCTGGCGGCGCTGCCAGGCACGCATGCCGAAATCCACGCAGCCACTGGTGTTAGCCTTGCGGCCGTCACCCGCTGGCTGGCGTATCTGCGCGACAACCGGCAAGCCCACATCGGAGACTGGAAGCGCTCGGAGAAGTGCCCCGGCATTTCCGTAGCCATCTATCACCCGGGGCCCGGTGCCGACGTCCGGTGCCGGCTCAAGCGGTCCACACAAAAGGATCGAGACCGACGAAGCCGCGAGACGCGCCGAAAAAATGGCGACTGGGACGACGTCCTGGCGAGGCGGCGCGCGGCCTACTGGCGAGATAAGGCGCCCAGGCGAGACCCGCTGACGGCTGCTCTGTTTGGGGCGGCGTGACACCACACTACAGCCATGAACGACACCAACGACGAATTCGACCCATTCATGCTGCCAGACGAGGCTACGCACCCGGCGACCATTGCCGAGCGCCTGATGCGGCTGCCCGAGCATTTCCCGCTTGCAGAGCATGAGGTGCGCTTTGGCTACCTCATGCGGGCGACACCCAAAGAGAAGGGTGGCAAGGTCGAGCTTGGATCCGTGCACGCCGTCAAGACCATGTGCCAGGGAGCGTTCAAAGACCTGTTCGCGATGATGCTGACGCGGCTACTCCGCGGGCTGCCTGACTACGTCATCGTAATCGATGCGACATGGTGGGCGGAAGCGTCGGCGATCGAGCGCGAGGCGCTGGTCTATCACGAGCTCTGTCACGTCCGGCAAGCCACCGACGAGTACGGGGCGATGAAGTTCGACAAGGACGGCTACCCGGTATGGCGCCTGGTGGAGCACGACGTCGCCGCGTTCAATGCCGAGGTGCAGCGCTACGGCGCATGGGACAACACCATCGCCTCATTCCTTGCTGCCGGGAGGGCCGCCTAATGTGGCCACCGCTCGCCCTGTGGATGTTTTGTGCCGTGATGTGGCGCGCCAGCTGGCCCGAACTGCCCGACGATTCGGAATGATCAAAAAAGAGTACAATTCAGAAACCGAGCCGGGCGGATCCCGGCGACTACTGGAGACCCTATGACCAACCCCGCCACCGTCGTCACCGACGACATGGTGTCCCGCTTTTTGAGTTGGAATCTGCCGGCGGACTTCGCGCCTGACTGCTACATCACGTTCGACCGTATCAGCGCTGCGAAAAACAACGCCGTGCCAATCGGCACCAATCTGCTAAATGCCGTCCAAGCTCGCGCCATGCTGGAGCACGTGCTGGGTGGCACCGCGCCCGATACGCGCCCGACGACCGTCGCTGACACGTCCGCCCCAGTGGAAACAAAGCCAGACGCACAGACTGAGCATCTGAGTGCAGACCCCATCGAAGCCGAAATCAAAGCCAAGGGCCTGACGGCGCCGCGTGTGACGCCTGCGGATATTGAGGCGAACATCGCCAGTGAATACTACTTCACCGCCCAAAACGGTGTTGACTGCATCAGTTACAACCCAATCCGCGAAGTCGATCACCCGCTCTCTCTGTTGACTTTTTGCGTCCTGGTACTGCGCAACGGCTTCACCGTCACCGGCGAGTCGGCCTGCGCCAGCCCCGAGAACTTCGATGCCGAGCTGGGCCGCAAAATCGCGCGCGCCAATGCCGTGCAAAAGGTCTGGCCGCTGATGGGCTACGCGCTGCGCGAGCGCCTGGCGAAGGAAGGCGGTGCAGCATGATCAAACCAACAGTCGGGCGCGTGGTGTGGTTCTGGTCCAACGGCTACAAAGGTGTTTATAGCGACGACGACACCCAGCCCATGGCGGCGACCATCGCCTATGTCCACAATGACCACTGCGTCAACCTATCTATCGTCGACCACATCGGCAAGCAGATCAGCCTGAGCAATATCACGCTGCTGCAGGGTGACGAGGGCTATAAGCCGTTCGCACCATACGCTGAGTGGACGCCATACCAGATTGGCCAGGCCGCCAAGACTGCAGACGTTCACCCCGCTCTCGCAGCCATGACCCCCATCACCCCATGATCGACCCCGACCGCCCCCAAGCCCAGGAGCCCGAGCTCTTGGCCAAGGTCCTGCCAGCTGGTGAGCCGCTGATCGTCACGTGCTGGACCTGCCCGACATGCGGCATCACGGTTCGAGGCGTACCGCCGCGCACCTGCATGGACGATCGCCCTGGCTGCCCAGCGGAGGGAGCGCAATGAATCTGCTCGCGTTCCTTCGTCGTGGTTCAACGCATGCGCCAAGCGACAACGATCGCGCCCAGGCCCGCATCAATGAAGCCGCTGAGGTAACCCGCAAGAAGTGGCTCAATGCCCTAATGGTCGACCAGACGCGCGCGTGGATGGAGATAGGCGAGGCGGACACCGGTGTGATTGACGGCATTGTCACCATGCTGGCAATCGCCGGATTCGCTCACGTGTACGACACGATGCGGTCCGACTCGCCTGACCTGCGCATCATTCGCGGTGCCATAAGCGCGGCCGAGCAATGCAAGGCGGCCGGATCCCGGGTTAGTATTGCCGACGCCCGGGCGTTCGGCGCAGCGTCCCAGCGTGCGACCTCGATTATTGAGTCCGCTAGCGTCAACGCCATCGTTCACGCCGCCGTGACAATCAACAAAATGGTGGGGGTTCCATGACCAAAACCGAAATTCTTGTAGCCGCCGCTGCCCTGGCGTTCGCTATCCCATACGTTGCCACAAAGGGGGATGTTCGGGAGACCGTCACCATGTACCCTGAGTACAACCAAACGCCGCCGGTGACCGATCCGGCGCAGCGTGAGCTTTCCAATGTTTTGACGAAACCCCGATACCAAGACGTTCCGGCTCTGAATCGCCCCATGATGCTACGGTCGTCCTGCTACTCGGATCAGGGTTGTTCTGAGTAGTTCACCGCAATTCACGCCTTGCCATGGCGCGCATCCCTGGCGCCGCGTGTACTTTGACCCGGTTGGATTTGACCGGGAGAACTTCATGCACGTATTGATTGCCGGGCTGTATGCTGCAACTATCTGGCTGTCGGCGTTTGCTTATGTGTTGATCGTCGGCGGATCTGTCTTCAGGTTCCTGGTGCTGAGTCCTGTCATCATTTCCGCGGCCATCGCCACCATCATTGCTTTGGACTTCGCCATCAACGGCGTGAGCTGGGTCTGGCGTAGGTGGCGCCTGGCGCGTGAAAACTGATCTGTAAGCTGTTTCCTCCCGGCCTGAGACCCGCGCCCACATTGGGTTGCGGGTATTTTTTTGCCCTGTCGGGCGCGGCTCGGGCGCGGCTCGCGTCGGTTAGTCTGGATCGCGTGGCGCGCTATCACACTATCATCGTGACGCTATCATTCGATCATGGCTGCACTCGACCCCCGCATCAAAGCATCGTTCACGGAAGCCGTGGCAAGGCACCTGGCTACCGTCGGATCCACCAATTGGACGCCGATCCTGGAAACGCATCCGGAGATTGGCATTGCCACCAAGTGGCGCCTAATCCGTGAGGCCAAAGCCGCCGACGTACCCAAGCCACAGCTGATCAACGCCAAGGCGAAGCTGGTGCAAAAGGTCAAGAAAATCCGCAAGGACGATCGCGCGCTGGAGTCCGAGGAGAACGGCACCGAGAGCATTACCAAACACCTGCCGGCGGCACCCAGTCCGGCCTACATTGCCAAAAACGGAGAGACCGGCTTGGCAACGCTGGACTTTGTGGCCGAAATTCACAGCCTGTACCGCGACGCAAGTATGCTGCGAGCCTTCGCTATTACCCAGGTGACGGACAGCGACGGCGTGATCACTGGCGAGCGGATCAAAAACCCGGCCGCCTTCGACAAGTCGATCGTGCGGCGCGCCGACCTGCTGGAGACCGCCATCAAGGCTGTTCAGGAGGTGTGGGACCTGCGCACCATGCAAAACTTCTACGAGACCATCATCGAGGAGATTGGCCAGGAGTCGCCGGAGTGCCAGCGGCGCATCATGACGCGCCTGGCTGAGCTCAACAGTCGCACCGGCATGACCATGTCCATGAGGCTCTAACGCATGGCCTTCGCAGCTAACGGCCGCGCCTACAAGCCTACCGGCGCCGGGAGCGGCAACCGTCGCCGCATGCCCGACTTCAATGGTGGGCTGGCGCAAGCGATTGCCCAGCTGGAAGCCAAGACCGGGTTTCGCATCAACGAAAAGGAAGTCATCCCGGACGGCCAGTCATTCCGCGAGTGGTGCGAGCACTTGGGCCGCGGCACAAAGCCCGACGGCAGCGACGGCCTCAAGGTGGACGGCAAGCGCTTCACCCTCGACGACCGCCCGGCTATGGCGTGGATCTACGACCAGATACCAAGCACGCGCGAGGAAGCCTACCGGTACGTCCTGGTGCTCATGAAGTGCGCCCAGGTTGGCTTCACCGTCATGGAGATGCTGGCGACGATCTACCTCGGCATAAAGTTCGGTCCCTGCATCGTCGGCATGTTCCTGCCCGACATGAATCTGGCCGGCCTGAAATCGAGCGAGCGCTTCATGCCGATCGTGCGCAGCGTGCCCAGCGTGCACGAGCTCATGACCCAGGACGCACCAGACGGCAGCGGCCGCAAGCAGGGCGAGGGCAACGTCAACCGGCGCCGCATCGACCAGGCGCTTTTCATCTTCAGCTGGACCAGCGGCCGCGCGACGACGGAGTCCATTCCCATGGACGTCCTGAGCTTCGACGAGGTGCAGGAGATGACGCTGGAGCAAATCGAGAAGACCTACGAGCGCGTCAGCGCCAGCACGGTCCGCTTCATGCTCATGGGGTCTACCGCAAACTGGCCCGACGCCGATATCGACTTTTGGTACAAGAAGGGCACCAAGCACCAGTTTCACACGACATGCCCGACGTGCGGCACCAGCAAGCCCCTGGACGACTATTTCCCGGACTGCATTAAGTGGGACAAGCAGCGGGAAATATACCGCTACGTCTGCCCCAACGGTCACTGGATTGACGACACCCAGGCCGGCGAGTGGCGAGCCGAGCACCCGGAACGTGATCGCGGGCCCGAGGTGGGCGTGCCACTCAAGGAGCGCCGGCTGCGGATCCGGTCGATCCACTTCCCGCAGTACCTGAGCCCAACGATCAGCGCCGATGAAATCATCACGGCGTACCAGACCGCCAGCGATATGAAGAACTTTTTCAATCGCAAGCGCGGCAAGCCCTATGTCGACCCCAGTCAGGTGCCAGTCACCCTGGAGCACTTGGCGGCGTGCGTGGAGGCCGGCAAGGCCGCCGGGGTGCAGTGGAAGACCCGCGGTCGCAGTTGCTTCATGGGTATCGACCAAATGGGCAACTTCAACGTCGCCGTTATCAAGGAGCGACTGCCGGACGGGCGCCAGGCTGTGGTGCACGTAGAGGAAATCTACGACGCTGACCCGTTTGGACGCTGCGACGAGCTCATGGACGCTTTTGGCGTCGCGGTGTGCGTTGTCGAAATCAACCCGAACTACAACGACGCCAAGCGCTTCGCAAATCGCCACAAGGGTCGGGTGTTTATTTGCGACAGCTTCGGTCAGGTCAAGGAGGGTATGGTCCTGTGGGGCGACGCACCCAGGTTAGACGTAAGCGATCGCCGGACCGATGAAAATGAGCGCGACCGCTACACGCTGCGCATGGACCAGTACAAGTGCATGCAGGTCAGTATGGCGCGCCTGACTGGCCAGCTGTGCCTGTTCCCGGATCCGCAAGGCCTGGTGCAGGACGTGATCGAGAAGGGCAAGACCCAGACCATGGCGGTGTTGCCGCGGGCATTTCACCACTTCACCAAAACGGCGTTGGTGGCTGAGAAGGACGACGAGACGAACCAGTACAAGCGCAGCGTGAAGAAGGTCGGGATCGACCCGCACTTTAGCTATGCCAACATGCTTTGCGACGTCGCCTGGTCCCGGTCGCACGGAACCGCGACCTTCATTATTCCGGACGGGGGTAGCGCGCAGCAAGAGCTCAAAGACAAAGCGGCCAGCATGAACATGCACGGACTGCCGACGGCGGTCACAACCATGCTGGAAACCCTGCCGGATGGCGTATGCGGGCGGTGCACGGCACGCAATGCTGATACCGGCATGTGCGAGGACCGCCAGCTTCAGGTGGGCGTGCGCGACGTCAGCTGCGTGCTTTTTGTGGCGCGTAGGTCGTGATCGCAAAATGCGGGAATGAAAGCACTCGCCCTATTTTTCAAGTCGCACATTGATACGTTCACGCGCAAGGACGGCTCCGTTGTGGGTGCGCATGACGACAAGCGGCAGGCCGCCAAACCAAAAAAAGACTGGCGCGACGAGGAAAACTGGCACAGCCGGACCCAGGGCAAATTTGCGACCTACAGCGAAGACCAGCTCCATTACGTGATCAAGGATGCCAAAGAGGCGGCCAAGCACGCCTACGCAATGGGCAACGACAAAAAGGGCGGACAGTACATCGACGAGGTGCACTATGCGCACATGGAGCTAAAGAAGCGCCAGCAGCCGCTGAAGGACGCAAAGGCAAAATACGACGGTGAAAAGCGCGTAACTGGCGCCCGATAAGCGCCCGGCTATCACACGAGAAAACGGAAAACACGCGAAAAGCTAATGGTGGCGCGAACTTGGCGTCACATATAAAACAGCTTGTGACTCAGTTATTGCGGCGCCACTCTGCCGGCGTCATCCCGGTTGCCTTCTTAAAGGCCGTGGTGAAATGGCTTTGGTTGCTGAATCCGCACTCCATCGCTACGCAGGCGATTTGCATTGTGCGGTCGCACAGCATCCGCTTGGCTCTTAACGCCCGCATGGACATGACATACCTCGATGGCGTTGTGCCCATCGATGCGCGGAATGCCCGGTTGAAATGGAACGGGCTCAGCGCGGCGACATGAGCCACGTCGGATAGCGTGATTGTCTCCGATAGGTTTTTCTCAATGAATTCGACGACGCGACGCTGCCGCTCTGGCGACAGCCCGCCCGGAACTTGGCGCGTGGCCTCATAGGTCCGGTCCATGTTGGTGCACATGACGCCAATGCAAAGCGCATTGATTACGGCGTCTACAAACAGCGGGGATGGATTCTCAGCCATGGCTACATTGGCTAGCGTTTGGGCGACGCCGAACGTCTTCTCAGCTGGCGCCCTCACAAAGCTCCACTGCAGTGAGTTGTAGCAAATTTTGTCGCGGGCGGCCTGGCGGAACGCGCTTTCCGGAACGCGGATCATCGTCTCTGTGTAGGGCGCAGAAACATCGACCGACGATAGGTGTGTGCCAGCCGGGAGAAACCTGATGGACCCAGCTCCGTATGTGTGCCTTGGTAGCTCACCGGATTCTAAAATGTCGACCATCGAAACGCCGCGAGCCAGAATAAAAATGGAGTGCTCTGGTACGACGATTGAATCTATTCCGATGGCGTCTTCAAATACGTGCACATGAACATCACCAAGCCTGGCGTCGCGTCTCTTTGTGCCTGGTTTGTATTGAATTGACGAGCCCATTTCCCCTCCCCGCGTCGCTTCGGGGAGGGCGAATATACCGGTCTTGAGCTTTTTGCAAGCCAGGCATGTAAATTTGATGTGGGAGGGTGCGAAATCAGGCGTTTAGAGCAGCCTTGAGCGCTGCGCTTGGTTTGAATCGCGGCGCCTTGCGGGCGGCAATCTCTGTCGCCTGTCCGGTGTTTGGGTTGCGACCCATGCGTGCGGCTTTGTCTGCTGCGCTGAACGAGCCAAAGCCATGAATGGTAACGGTGTCCCCGTTCCTCATGCCGGACGATAGGTTGGAAATTACAGCATCGACGGCTTTGCGAGCATCTTCGGTGCTCAGGTTTGTGTCTGATGCGACGGCTGCAATCAGTTGTGTCTTATTCATTGGAGTCTCCTAGAAAATCCGGGTAACGCACCCGGCGGCGTAATTTAATGACTGGCTTCGAGCTTCGCCGACGTGGCGGTTTTGAACTTTGGCGGCTCAATCTTGCGAAGCCATGATTGAGCCAGGTCAGCCCATCCGGCGATTACATACTGCCCGGCATCGCCAAGTTGCTGAAGGTGCGGCGACTTGCAGCGCCATATCCGGCCATGCTGGCTATGCTCGCCCTGGAATGACACGACGGTAACGATCAGCCCAAGGTTCGGGCTTTTGGCCCTGCCCAGGCCACCAACGACTTCGGCCATGTCGCCGGCCTTGATTGGTTCAATCATTTCAACCTCTTGAAAATGTCCGCGATGGCCGCCGTCTCGACGCTGTCCAGGACGAATTTATGTTGCCCTATCTCAATATGTGCCGTGCCATCGGTGAACCACCCAACGCGGAAATTGCGGCGAAGCCTCGGGGTTCGCGTCCTCTTTGTTTTTACTGCCGTCGGCGGGTTGGCGTCTAATTCGGAGCTTTCCGGTGGCGCGGCTTTTGGTTCTTTTTTCGCTTTTGGTTTGGCCGCCTCGCGTGTAGGCGCGGGCTGCTTATCGGGTTGTTCGGCCGGTGTTGGCTGCTGCAATCCATTGCCAAGACTCCAGTACAGTCGTCGTTTGTCGCCAGGCACGTATTCGGCATTGACCATCCCGGCATCTCGCGCTGGGCGCATGGTGAACACAATGGTTTCCGGGTCCGCGTCAATGGCGTGCGCCAGCTCTGCGGTACTTTTTTGCGTTCCCGGTGGCAAAGTTCGCAGATACGCGACCGCTCGATGGGGTATGGTTCCTGGTTGGGTCTTGTAGGTGATCATATTTTCCCGCCCTCAGTGTCGTCGGGGCGATTGTGTTCGCGCGCGCTCGCGCCATCCTTCTCTGGGCGCTCACTAGGCAGACCCACGGAGTCAAACAGGTCGCACATCGCCAGCTGGGTGTGGTATCGGCCCTTGGCTTTGTGCACCTTTCGGACGAGGTTGCATAATTCCCTCACGCGAGAGCGAAGCGATTCAATCTCCGATTCACTCATGCTGCGCCGCCTTCTTCATCGAACTCCCCGCCCATTTCCTCGACCAGGTCAGGGATCAGCCTGGACAACTCCCCGGTGAGAATGGCGACGTCGGCGTCAAAGCTGTCGGCGGCCGTGTCGGCGCGCTCCTCGAATACGGAGTCAAGGAATTCGAGCCCAGTCAGCACTCCGCCGTCAGTCAGCGTGAAAGCCACGCGATCGCGATACGTCAGCGCCAGCTTGGTCGCTATCTTGCCCTGGGCGATATGCTGGCGGACCTCGTCGGTGTCCAGCCCGTGGCGTGTGTAACGCACGACCGCCTTGCTCTCGTCGGTAGCCTTGAGCGTGGCGGACCGGCCAATGCTGAAGTCTCTGGCGAGTGCGTCGTGGTCATTGAGCCACATCGTCATGGCGGCAGCCGGCGACGTCTGGGTAGTCAGGAACCCGATGACGACGCCGTCCACCAGCTTGATTAGCTGCGTGGCGACCTCGTCGACGCGGTTCTGGCCGGCGGCGTCCAGCACCAGCCGACCGTTTTCCCGGTCAATCCAAACAAAGACGGCAGCGCGCTGCGCGAATGCGTTTGGCAGCAAAGCCAGGCGCGCGTCTGACTTGAGCTCGCTCATTTCCTTCTTGCCGGGCTTGCGTCCGGTGGTCTCCTCGATCTTCTTGACCTTGGCAGCCACGGCGTCATCGATGGCCTGGGTTGGCACCGTCTTGGTTTCGATCATCAAGCGCATGATCAGGTGCCCGCCAATGTTCTCCACCAGCGGGCCGTGCTCATGGCCGCGTGGTGAAACCCAGCCGACTGAGCGCTCCTGAGTTGGGTAGCATGGCAGGAAAAGTGCGCGGCCAGCGGCGTCGTTCAGTGTCTGCGTCAGCGCGTGCTGGGTTAGTTTGATTTTGAAAACACTTGCGTTCTTAAACATGATGGTAGGTAATTTGCGCCCGACTCGCGCCCGGGATATTGGCGTCTCCAGAGTTTCACTGGGGAAATACAAAATAAAAACAGCTTGCTAATCAGTTTTGGGTAGCGGAGCCAGCCCGCAGTACCCCAGGCCGTCCGGACCATCCGCCCAGCGCCACATCGCGCACTCGTTGGCGATGCAGCGGCAGGACGCGGGTACGCGGACCTTGCCAAGGGCGTCGGTGTTGCAGCCTGCGACGACGGTGGTGCGGGCATTCGGGTCCGGGTCTTCGCGGCGCGCAATACGCACCATTGGGCACCAAAGGCCTTTGGCTTGTTCGGGTGTGTGCATAAAACTCCTTGTGAATGTTGACGAATTCTAATGCCATTACTCAAAAATAAGCAACACTCCGGGATAAAAAATGTCGTGACGTTACCCTTCAGGCATGACTGATGCTGCCCGCGCCATACTCGCTGATCCACGTGCGCCCGCCGACGAGCGGACTGAAGCCATGGCGGAGCTTCAAAAATCCAGCATGCCCAAGGCGTTGTCGGACCTGATACCGGCGGCGAACATTCAGCCCATCATTGACTACATCAACCGTGACCTGGACGATCAGGCCATGGCGAAGTCGCTGCAAAAGCAGAACGTCATCCCGTTCCCGTCGAATGCCATCAAAGACAAGAAGCCCGGCATGCAGTCGGTCTGGCTGGACGACCTGCAGATCAACATCAACGGCGACTGGTTCGAGCGACCCGGCCAATTCACGTTTGATGCCATGCGCGCCATGGTGGACCAAACGCCGATTTTGAACGCCGTCATAATGACGCGCCAGCGCCAGGTGGCCAGGTTTTGCCGGCCGCAGAAGGGTGGCAAGGGGTCGGGTTTCAGGATCGCCAGCAAGGAAAAGCTGGAGAACATCGACGAAAACGAAAAGGCCACCATTAAGCTGCTGGAGTCATTCGTGACCAACAGCGGCTGGGAGACCAAGCCCCGCCAGCGCCTGCGCCTGAAGCGCGACAACTTCCAAAACTTCATGATGAAGCTGGTGCGCGACAGCCTCACCATGGACAGCGCACCGATTGAGACCGAGTGGAAGCGCGACAAGTCGCTCGGCCTGGACGGCATGTACGCCGTCGACGGAGCCACCATTCGGTTGTGCAGCGAAGACGGCTACCAAGGCGAAGACGAGATTTTCGCCCTCCAGGTCGTGCAAGGCCAGATCCGCAGCGCCTACACCTATGACGACCTGGTGTATGTGCCGCGCAACCCACGCACCGACGTGCTTGCTGGCGGCTACGGACTGTCCGAGACGGAACTGCTTATCCGCGTGGTGACGGGCTTTCTGAACGCCTTCACCTACAACACCAAATTTTTCGACAGCAACGCCATACCCAAGGGCATGCTGAACCTGTACGGAAACTACAGCGACGAGGATGTTGCCGCCTTTAAGCGCTACTGGAACGGCATGGTCAAGGGCGTCAATAACGCCTGGACGCTGCCCGTCATGGTGTCCAAGGATCAGGAGTCGAAAGCCGACTTCACGGAATTCGGTAACGCCGCCAACGAAATCATGTTCGCCAAGTGGATGACGTTCTTGTCATCCATCATCTGCGCGATCTACGGCATTGCGCCCGAGGAAATCAATTTTGAGAGCTTCACGTCCGGAACGTCATCGCTGAGCGGAGACGACACCGAGGAGAAGATCGTCAACAGCAAAGACAAGGGCCTGCGCCCCCTGCTGAGCTATTTCGAGTCCACGCTGAGCGAGTACGTCATTGGCGAGTTCAGTGACAAGTACGAATTCCAGTTCACCGGCCTGGACGAGGAAGACGAAAAGACGATCTGGGAGCGCAAAAAAATGACGCGCACCGTCAACGAGATCCGAGCCGAGGACGGCGTCGACAAGGCCGACGGTAAGTGGGGTGACGCTCCATTGAATCCCTCGCTGGTTGGCGCCTGGCAACAAGAGGCAATGCCGCAGCAAGAGGACTACGGCCAGCCTGGCGCTGAGCCTGGGCAGTCGACCGATGACGGCGATGACGGCGGCGGCGATCAGGATTTTGGTGACGATCAGGGCGGGCAAGACTTCGGGGCGCCCGATGATGCTGGGGCTACGGAGAGGCCCGGAGATGATCAGCAGGACATAGCCAAGTCGTTTGGCCTGCCGGTGTTCAGAATTCAATCATGACCTACCAGAAGCCTAAGCCGCGCCCGGAGCCGGAGCCGCGCCACGACGTCGAGGTGGGCGACCATCTGTATGTGCACCACCGCGGACAACCGCGCACCGGCTTGGTCAAGGCGCACGGAAAGCACGGCGTAACCGTCGAGATTGACGGCGGCCATCACCCGGTCCGATGGGACAAGGTCCTTGGTCACAAGACCCGGGCCCTGCAAAAATACGCCGTCGTCGATCAAGGAGAGGATGGCATGCTGGTCGAGGACAAGTCCGGCCGGCGTCGATTTGTGGCAATACCAAACGAATCCAAGGAAGACCCAATGGTCGCTAAATCAATGGGGCACACGCGGCCCGTCATGCTATTTATGAAGGCGTCAGCGCCGGGAACCTACGCTGGTGCACCCGGTCTGCAAAAGAAGGTAATCACTGATAAGAATGGCGTTCAAACTACCAAGTGGGTCAGCACTGACCAGGGTAGCCCGCCGGCCCAGCGCGGCCAGCACGTCGGCTTTGCCAATGGCGAGCACAAGGGGCACGGCGAGGTAACGGCATCCGGCAAGGACGGCGTGCGTGTCCGGGACAGCGCCGGTGGCCAACACCTTGTAACGCATGACAAAATTACCCACCACTGGGGCGGCGAAGGTAAGCCGGACGCGAGTCCGCACCAGGAGACGCAACCCAACCAGGTAGACGCGCCGGGAACGCCAAAGCCGGCCCCCGACGGCGCCGAGGGGATCGCTCGCGCGCTATTCGATACCTCAGAGCTCGATAAGCTGCCGACCAAGGTCAATCAGCCTGTCCAGTCATGGGATGAACTGAAGTCCAAGGGCGAGGAAGGCCTGAAGCAGTACAGCGATATGCTCAGCAAGGTCGCGCAGAATCTTGGTCTGGTGACCGGCAAGCGCCCGCAGTCGCTGGACCACGCCCAGCACGAGGAGAAGATCAACGCCGAGAAGGAAGGCCGCAATCCGGCCGACCTGTCCGACACCGACTACATGCTGCCCGAGCACTGGGACGACGATCGCGGCTACCTGTTCATGGGCCCGCTCAAGGGCGAGAAGCGCGCCAAGGAGAAGGTCGCCCAGGACTACGACGGCGACTGGTCGCAGCTGCGCGACATGGTGCGCGCCACAATCGCAGTGCCTGGCGTCACCCAAATCCCGAAGGTGCTCGCCGAGCTCAAGGCGGCCGGCATCGAGCTGGCGCAGAAGCCCAAGAACAACCTGGTCAAGCCATTGCCGGGCGGCTACCGCGATATCAACATGATCATGCGGCTACCCAACGGCATGCTCGCCGAGATGCAGGTGCACGTGAAGCCAATGACGCTGGCCAAGGAAAAAGGCCACAAGCCATACGAGACAACGCGATCAATAGAAGGTAAATATCGCGAGAATGGCGTTGGCTCAGATACAAGCAAATGGGACGCCAAGGACCGTGAGACGCACGCCGCCGCCATGAAAGAGCAGGAGTCTCTCTACGGTGATGCCTGGGAGAAAGCTAAGGCTGGTGAGAAACAACAACAGAATGAATCATCAAATTTGACTAAATCTATGCCAACGCCTAGAATGATCTTGTGGAATTTGAAGGGGCGTGAAAATGGGAACTGAGCAGTATTTTGAGGTCGAGGGGGCTGTTTTCCGGGATGCCGGCGGCAAGATGGAGGTCTACCTAGAGCGGACCGGCCAATGGAAGCCCTACGAAGGCGACGTCGACAGGGTACGTAGGCTGAGCAACCCCATGACCCTCGACGAAGTGAAGCCCTACATGGGTGAACAAAAGGCCGAGACCAGGGATCAGGCGTGATCCTCTTGTTCAAATCAACGGTTCATGTGGCGGGCCATACCCGCCGCAATGGCGTTTACGTTTCCCCTCACGTCAGGCGCGCCGACAAGTTCGCGGAGCGGGCCCACACCGGCCAGTACCGCAAGGGCCAGCCTGGCGCGCCCAAGGTTCCCTACATCGAACACCCGCGCGCAGTCGCCCGAATCCTGCACGATGAGGCTGGCGTCACCGATGACGCCACGCTGATCACGGCTCTGCTGCACGACACCATTGAGGACTGCGGCGTCAGCCACGAAAACCTGGTGGCTGAATTTGGTCATGACGTTGCCGACGCCGTGGCGGAGCTCACGAACGAAGACGTGAAGCCCGAAGACAAGCTGGCGATGCAGGTAGCCCACGCGCAAACCATGAGCCCCAGGGCGGCCGCCGTGAAGGTGGCAGACAAGACTGCTAACTTGCGGGACCTGCTGGTTATGCCACCGGCTTGGGGCGCAGACAGAAAGCGCAAGTATTACAGCGATGCGCGCCAGGTGGTAACGGCCATGAGCCAGCGTCACCCCGTACTCGATGCTATTTTTGATGAAATATATTTGCGCGGCATTGCACAAATATAGTTATTTGTGATTAGAATTAGTTTTCGGACCTGAGTAGACAACTCCGTGCGACGGCACTTAATCACGTCGACTGGTACCCGTTAGGTGCCCTTGATGCCTGCTTGCAGGGTCATCAAGTATGAGATTATGGTGTATCTACTTAAACGCGGATGCAGCCAGTGGTAAGGTCTCATTCTTGATGGCGAAGATGCCGAACGGCTGGGGGTTCCCGGTCGATAGCAGGGTGATCACCTTCGGCCGCCATCAACCCCCACGCAAGTGGCCGGCCTTTCCTCCCTGGGTCGGAGCTTTTAACCCGGCCTTGTGCCGGGTTTTTTTGTCGTGACTGCACACTGCCATTGTTAGTGTTGGCTTGAGCGTGACCGTTTGCGGTTCATTCGGGATATAAAGGCCGCAGCGCGACATGGCGCCGACGTCCATTGAGGGTTGGAGGTCGGTTCCTTTCCGGCGTTTACGCGCCGTGCCAGGGTCGCGCCGGATCGCCGGGGCTGGAAACCGCTCCGGCTTTTCGTCGTGATCGCATACTGCCAGCATGTCTTTGTTCGTCGATTTAATTGAACTTGGTGAGCGCGTCACAAACGACGCTCTGGAGTTCCTGTGCAAGTCCACGCATGACCACGACGACGGCATCTGGGCGCCAATGGATAGCCCGTTGCTGCGTCGCCTGGTCGAGCTTTTCACGCAGCGCGGTCTCGATCGCCTTGACGCCGTGCGCACCGAGATTCAGGCCTGGACCGCCGGCGTCCGACACAAGCCCGGCGAGCGCATCATTCGCCCTGGCGGCATGATGGAGCGATGGACGCAAAGCGAGCTCTCTCTGGTCCATATCTACCTCGAACACCTCCCGCCGTCCGATTGGACGCTGGAAGACCACATGCTTGCCGTCGACGCGACGGTGCAGCGCTACCTGCCTGCAGACGACATGCGCACCGAGGCCGACTGGTTGTCGACACGTGCCAGCCTCATGGGGCGCGTGCAGGCCAACATGGAGGCCGCCGACGCCAAGCAGGCCGACGTGCTGCTGGCGGCCATGCCGAGCACGGCCGCTGAGGCCATTGCGGCGTTTGGCGGCACCGTCGCACAGCGCGCTACCATGGCTCACGCTGAAACCCGCTGTGCCGAGAATGTCCGCAACATCGCCAATGACGTCCGGCACCGCATGCGTGGCGTCATTGCCGAGCACGTCACGGAGCGCGAGCTCGGACTGCCGGCACCGTCGTCGAGTCTGGAGACCAAGCTCCTCGACCAGTTCGGCACGCTGAACCGCGACTGGCGGCGGATCGCCGTGACCGAGGCCGGCGAAGCACAGACCGCCGGCTACGTGTCGTCTCTACCCATGGGCACCAAGGTCAAGCGTGTCGAGCAGTACAAAAACGCCTGTGCGTTCTGTCGCAAAATCGACGGCCGCGTCATGGAAGTCGTGGACGCCGCCCGCGAGGACAAGGACCCGGAGACCATGATTTGGCCGGGCAAAACCAACGTTGGGCGAAGCGCCAGCCCACGCAAGCGCGTGGGGTCCGTGTTCAAGGAGCGCGAGCCCGAGGAGATGTGGCAGGTGCCAGTCGGCCTGGTGCACCCGCATTGCCGTGGGCGCTGGGTTCCGACGATTCAGGACCGGCCAGGTGACGATGTGGAGTTCGGGCAATGGATGCGTGACAAGCTGGCGGCCATGCCGCGCAAGGAACCAAAGTGATCGTTTTCCTCAAATCCCACCCCGTCACACAGGCAATGAGCGGCGCCGCCAAGCCTGCCGACCTGGGGGAAGGCGAAGTTCGCCGAAACCCCGGCGAGCCCAGTGCCGCCCAGGCCGGCGAGGGCGCCTACAAGAAGCCACGCATCGAATGGCAGGGACTGACGCTGGCAATTGAGAATCCGGCGGGATCCGTGCGCCGCGGCGTGAACCGGTCCGGCGAGGCCTGGGAAATCCGCATGTCCTACGACTACGGCGAGGTGGTCGGATCCATGGGCGTGGATGGTGACCCGGTCGATATCTACATGGGCCCGAACCCGGACGCGCCCATGGTCTACGTGGTGCACCAGAACACCTATGGCGACTGGACCCGCTACGATGAAGACAAGGCCATGGCCGGGTTCGATAGCGAGGAAGACGCCAAGCAGGCATTTCTGGCCAACTACACCGACCCGCGTTTCCTGGGCCCCATCACCGCCATGCCGGTGGCCGAGTTCGTTTCCAAGGTGCGCGCCACGATCGACAAGCCTGCCATGATCAAGGCGCTGCTGCTGAAGGCCCACGTCGATACCTACACCCGCTCCGATGGAACTGTGGTGCAGGCCCACGAAGACAAGCGCCAGCGGCACCAGCAGTACGCGGAAATGTTCAAGCCGTCGCTTGGCATCCGCCGGGATGACATGCCCCAGGTTCCGAGCGGCGTGAAAGAAAAGTTCTTGAACGGGCTGCGTGAGTCAGGTGTTTCCGTGACCGAGGCCACGGTGAACCCGTCCGAACTGAAGCCGACCCAGGGCACCTACAACGCCGCCAATATGGACTACCTGACGGACGAGACGCGGGCGGGCCGGTACGACGCCAAAACCCGCATTCTGGTGTCGTCCGACAATCGCGTGCTCGACGGTCACCACCGCTGGGCCGTCGCTGCGCTCGAAGGCAAGCAGCTACCCATCATCAAGATCGGCATGCCGGCGATGGAGTTGATCAAGGTCGCCAAGAAGTTCAACGACGACAACGGCGTGGAAAGCCGAGGTACGGCCGGCGGCGCCACCATCGCCAAGAGCATGGTCTTGTTCTTCAAATCCCATGTTGGCCCGTACCTGCGTGGCGGTCGTCTGGTGAACGTCGCTGGGTATCAGGGTCGATCTGCGCGCCCGCATGCTACGCCCGGGCAAATGAGCCTATTTGGCGGCCCCATGAGCGGCAAACCGATGGGGCCGAGCCCGCTGAACGGCAAGGACGCGGTAACTCACACGCCAGATATGTTCGCCGACGAGCTCCAGCACACCGAGCCCGCGGGCGAGCACGAGCACGACCACCTGCTGTCCGATTTCCCCGAGGGCACAACCTGGTCGCGCGGCAAAGGGCTAATCGCTGGCCACTACGCGGTCGAGCTCCCGGGCAAAGATATTTTGAGCGCGTACCACGCGAAGCCGGAGGATGCTGCGGCGCAGGGCAAGCAGTGGCTATCGAACCGCGAGAGTTCCGCCAAAAACAAGGCCGATCGCGCCACCGCGCTGGCCGCCATGCGCGATCGGTTGATGGCCGGCGGCGAAGTCACGGATATGGACCTAAATCGGCTAGGCCTGAAAGCTGGCTCATCTGGGCTCAAGTGGTTCATTCCAGCGGCCGCCGAGGTGTTCGGCATCACGTCACACGCCGTGCGCCCGCACATCAAGAGCCTGATCCGCGTCGGTCACACCGACATGGGCACCAAATTGGAGTTTGTAGACCCCAGGAAGGCGTTGCAGGCTGTGGCTGCTGGACTGGCCCCGAAGCCGGCCGCGCTCCAGCATCCAACCGAAACCGCGAAGTTCAAGACCTGGTTTCGAGGCAGTAAAGTGGTTGACGGGAATGGTAAGCCGTTGATCGTTTATCACGGAACCGCTGATGACTTCGCTGAGTTCAAGCACGGCCACGCCAACAAAAAAGACAACGGCTGGCTCGGTCAGGGCTTCTACTTCACCAACGACACCGAAATCTCCAACAGCTACACCAACCTCAAGGCTGGCGCGTCACCCAACGTGATGCCTGTCTACCTGAGCCTAAAGAACCCGTATCAGGCCACACTGGAAGACAAGCAGCGGCTGATGCTCGCCGAGCGCCGCGGTGACAATGAAGCTGCCGCGAAGTGGACGCAGGAACTGGCCGCCAAGGGCCACGACGGTGTAATTTTGAGCTACGGGCACATCCAGAACGGTGACTACCCCGCTGAGTACGTCGTTTTTGATCCGACGCAGATCAAATCGGCTATCGGCAACAATGGCGAGTTCGATGGCTCTAATCCAGACATTACAAAGTCTATGCCTGTAGTATTCCTGGCGCCGCGCTGAGCATCGTGACGCTACCCTCTGGGGATGCTCCCAGAAGGCTGTCACATGCTCATCTTTTTTACCAAATCCCAATTCAATCTGTTTGACGCGCCCGTCCACGTTGCGGCCCATGTCCGCAAAGATGGCGCGTTAGTCGATGCCCATGTGCGCATCCAGAAAGTGTCGGTAAAGCGCGCACCGGCGCCGGCGCACCACGCTACGCTGGATATGTTTGCCGAGCACAATGCTCCAGCGCCGGCAGTAAAGCGCTCCAAGCTGGACGCATTCATCGCCCGCCATGGCGGCCTGCGCTTGCTTGGTTCCACAATCGCCGGTCTTTCCGAAGGACAGCAGCAGGCTCTATTCGCTGAAATGGCGAAGCTGGCCGGAAAAACTCCCGCTGAAGTGTCGGCCATGTTCGATGCCGTGGCGGAAAAGGAGCCGGAGAAGGGCGAGACGCCGGATCTGTTTGCGGACAAGGCGCCAGTGCAGGAGTCGAAACCGTCCAGGGCGAAGTTCCAGCCTGGCGATGTGGTTACCTTCAAGGACAGGGTCGGGAAAGAAATCACGGCGCTCGTGAGCGAGCACAGATACGACGACCTTGTGACCACTTCAGTGCTTGAGGTTCCACCTCGCACGGCTTTCAAGGTTGGCGCAACGGTGAGGCGCATGGCGTCTGATATGACGCTGAAGCATCGCGCGCCGGCAAAGCCCGAGCCGGTCAAGCCGCCAAAGGCTGAGGTCAAGCCAGCCCGCGAGGTTGATGAGTCCGATCAGGATAGGTCGCACCGCGAGTGGCGGGAACACTACGACCGCATTGTCAATCTGTCGGCTGCCGATCTGGTGCGCGAAGGCACCAAAGACCTGGAGCGCGCATCCAACTATGGCGCGCAAAAGATCGCAGCCGAAAAACGCAAGGGCTGGGATGGCGGATCCGTCAATACTGCGCTGATCAACTCAATGCAAGTTGACGTCGACGCAATCGACGCTGAGCTCAAGCGCCGGCGAGATAAGCGTGATGCGAAGGCGGGGAAAATAAAGACTGTTTCTGCAGAAAAAGTGCAAACACAGCCGGCAAAACCTGCCGAAGTCGAAAATAAGCCCGCGCCCGTCCTCGTAGTGCCCCACGACCCCACAGCGCCATTCGGCGTACCGGCCGGCACCAGCAAGAAAAAGCGCCTCGCCATCAATTCCGATGTGGTGAAGCGCTTGGCCGACGGTGGCCCGTACAGCGACGCCGACCGCGCTCTGTTCCGCCAGTACAGCGGCAATGGTGGCTGCGGCGACAGCTTGAATGAGTTCTACACGGATCCCGAAGTGGCGCGCGGCATGTGGACGGCAATCGCCGCTCTGGGCGTCACCGGCGGTACCGCCCTGGAGCCGAGCTGCGCTACCGGCGTTTTCCTGCACACTGCGCCGGCTGGCTTCAAGGTCACCGGCGTGGAGCTCGATCCCACCAGCGCGGCCGCAGCCACGGCCCTGCACGGCGACCGCCACGAAATCCATACAGCCAGCCTGGAGCGCTTCGCAACGTCCGACGATCGCCAGTTCGACGTTGTCATTGGAAACCCGCCCTATGGTCCGCGCGGCTTCCTGGCTAAGGACGACAAGAAAGATATCAGCACGGCTGAGGCCTACTTCACCGATACCGCGCTGGATAAGTGCAAGCCCGGCGGCATTGTCGCCCTGGTGGTGCCAACCGGCATCATGGACAGCAAGACCAATCGTAGCCTGCGTGAGCGTCTGCTAACCAAGGGGGAATTCCTTGGCGCGCAACGCATGCCAAACACGGCATTCGAGCACAGCCATACCGAGGTGACTACCGACGTCATTTACCTGCGCAAGCGCCCCGACGACGTCGCTGGAGCTCTTGGCACGGTCGACCAAGCCACACTGCAAAAGCTGGGCGTCTGGGATGCTGAGTTCATTTCCGGTGAGTATTTCACCGGGCGCGGCGCCAGCAACGTTCTCGGCACCATGACCGAAGGCTGGCGCGCGAAGGCTGGTATGGGCAACGACATTACTGTCGAGGGCTCCATGGATGGGGTCGCCGACGCCATTGCCGATTTCACGCCAGAAAGCGAGAGCGCACCGGCCATCAGCGTGACCATGCACCATATTCTCGGAGCCCTGGGTGACGACCAGAAAGCCAAGGATCGCGCGTTGTCCGCGGCATTCCGGCGCCCATACGCCAACATCGCCAAGGTGGGCGACACCAAGGTCGTGGACGGCGTCACCTACGTGCTGCAGGGCGACCCGCCGCGCTGGCATAGCGTCGATGAGTATATGCAAACCGCAGCTATTAGCGACGCCGAGGCTTTGGGCGTTGAAATAGAGATGGCAAAGCGCGGCGTCGTGCGTGACGGCCTGGCGGACCGTGTGCGCGCATACGTGGAAAAGCACGGCAACCCAAATGACAGTGTGGACGTGAAAACGGCTGCCAACGTCAACAAGATCATATTCAACCTGCTGGGCGCGGTGAACCGCAAGGGTGAATTGTCGGACCTGGTGACCGGCACCGTGCGCAAGACAGAAAGCGGATTCGATGCCACCGCTCAGGCCCTGGCGCTCCAGCACAACGGCGACACATTCGATGCCGCTGAGCTAGCCGATCGCCTTGGTAAGACCGTGGACGAGGTCGAGGACCAGCTGGCAGCCGACCAACGTTACGCCTTTGCCGTTGGCGGATGGACCACCATGGACGCTTACCTCACCGGCGACCTGTGGCTACGCTTGGATGCAGCAAAGAAGGAACTGGAAACAAACGCTCACCCTGAGCTCGCCGACAAACTGCGCCTGCAGATTGAGCGGCTGGAAAAGACGATTGACCCGAAGTCGCTCGATGACGTCGACATTCAGGTGAATTCTGCATTCATACCGACTCACATCCTGTCGGAGTTCATGACCTGGAAGCTGCACGATGGACCAGACGCAAACGACTGGACCAAGAAGGAGCGAGCGATTGATGTCAAATTTGACTCCGGTGTGTACTTCATTACTGGCGGAAACTCGTACAGCACGGAGTACAAGGCGCTCAACGCCTACCTGAATCGAGGTACCAAAGACGCGAAGATGATGAAGGAGTACCGTCCTGTCATCGATGCGCTGAACGTAGAATTCAAGGACTGGCTGTGCGCCAGCGCCCACCGGGACGCGATTGAGGAAAAATACAATCGGTCATTCCGCGGCTTTGTGGCGCCCGAGTATTCAAATGAGCCCATCGAGGTGCCAGGACTGAACCCCAACAAGTCCGTGCGCGACTGGCGCTGGTCGAGCCTGCGCCGCTCCCTGGCGACCGGCAAAGGTATCATCGCTGACGACGTTGGACTGGGTAAAACCCTTGGCGGGTTGTTGTTGGCTCGCATGGCCAAGGTGCAGGGCACTACAAAGCGACCGGTCATCGTCGCGCCAAAGTCTGTGCTGGCCAACTGGTATAGCGAAACTCAGGATTGGTTCCCAGGATCCAAGGTCCTTACGATCGGCGCAAACTTCGCGAAGGACAAGGACGGCATGCTGGTTGGCGTCGATGACACCGCCGACGAGCGCAAGCGCAAGTACCACGACATGACGCAGAACGATTACGACTTCGTCATCATCAGCGAGCCGTCATTCGAGGAAATCGATATCACGCCCGAGCGCAAGGAACAATACTACTCCGAGGACTTCTGGGTACAGCGCGGCGACAAACTGGACAACGTCGGAGACAAACGGCGCAAGGCCATCAAAGAAAATTTTGAGCAGTCCGTAGCGCAGCGGGAATTCAGTGAGCGCACCAACGCCGTGTATTTTGAAGACCTTGGTATTGACATGCTCATTGCCGACGAGATGCACCACCAAAAGAACCTGTATTCGGCGCGCGCACGATTTGGCGACCAGCCGAAGTTCTTGGGTGGCCAGGGTCTGAGTAACCGAGCCTTGGACTTCAACATGAAAGCACGTTGGATCCGCGAGACCAATGGCGGAAAGAACGTCCACGGACTGACGGCAACGCCGACAAAGAATAGTCCGCTTGAGGTCTATTCGATGTTGTCGCACATCGCACCCGAGGCGTTCGAGCGCATTGGCATCCGCAATAGCGAGGAATTCCTTGACCGATTCTGTGAATTTGTGCCCGACAAGGTGCTATCAACGAAGGGTGACATTGAGGACGCCACTGTGGTGGCTGGGTTCAAGAACATGGACGAGCTGCGCGAAATCATGTCGCGCTACATCGATCGGCGCACTGCAGCCGAGGTTGGGCTGAAACTCCCGAGTCGCGACGATCGCATGCACCTGGTCGATATGACCCGCGCCCAGCAAGACGCATACGCTGAACTGCGCGAGCTCGCCGAGGAGTCATCTGGCAAGAAGGACGCCACCGGCGACTCCCATATTTTTTCGATCATGGACAAGATGCACAAGGCTGCGCTTGACCTGTCGATTTTGGACCCGGTGCGGTACGCTGGTGCGGAAAGCCCCAAGTACAAAGAACTGGCAAAGCAGTGCCTGGAAGGCGCAAAAGAAGGCGGTCAGATCGTTTTCAGTGAACTGATTGAGAGCCATGACAAGATCGTCGCGGCACTGGTGGATGCTGGCTTCAAGAAGTCGGAAATTGGCATCATCAACGCCGATGTGGCCAAGTCGTCAGTCAAGCGGCAAAACATTGCAGACAAGCTGAATGCGGGCATATTTAAGGTGGTGATTGGCAACTGCACCATGGCCGAAGGCCTGAATATGCAAAAGACCACGACGGACATTCACCACATGGACGTGCCATGGGATCCGGCGACGCTGCAGCAGCGCAACGGCCGCGGCCTGCGCCAGGGCAACAACAAGGAAGCCGTCCGCATCCACACCTACCTGTCGAAAGGCAGCTTTGACGGCTATCGCTACCAGGCGGTGTCGGCCAAAAAGGATTGGCAGGACATACTCTGGAACGGTGGCGACAAGGTCGAAAACCTAGCCCGTCAGGGTAAGGTATCCAGGGACGAAATGCGTATCATGCTGGCGGCCGACCCCGAGGCTGCGCGCGCAGAATTTGAGAAAGACAAGGACGAGGCTACCAAGCGGTTCGACGCCGGCAAGCGCGAAGACGCGCAGGCCCAGTACGTGCGATTCACCGAAATTAGCCGCACCTACAAGTCCATGAAAAACCGTGATTCGGTGAGCGGTCAGCGCCTGCGCCAGAAGATCGAAGCTGCGAAGACTGCTTTGTTCAATAACGCATACTGGCCCGCCAAATCAGCATTGGACAGCGTAACCGACGTGCTGATTCATCCGCAGAGCGGCACCGTGCTGGCGGCCAATCAGGGAATGGAGTTCCCCGATGAAGGCAAGATGGTGGTGACTGGCGTCAACATGCGCGCCGGCACCGTCACAATGCGGCGCCATGCCAACATCGGCGGTGGCCGTGACGTCACCGTTCCCGTGGACAAACTCAGCGACGCGAAGCCGTTCAAGTTCGATGCCGAAACCGAGGCGTCCGAAGTCGGGGCGGCCATGACTGCCCAGGCGGAGGCAAAGCTCAACAGCCTGACGTCATGGAACGAGGTCAAGGTGATGCCGTCAGCAGTGCTGGAGAAAAACCACGATCTGATTCAGCGGCAGATCAAGGATGGCGCCAAGTCGCACAAGTTCAGCATGCCATACGGGGCCATTCCCATGGTCGACAAGGCAACTGGCGAGATAAAAATGGCGGAGAGCTACGAGCACGCCAAGCTGCACGACACCCACGACTACCTTTTGCCGACTGACGCAGCAAAGGAAAAGGCAATTCAGGCGTGGATGGACGAGCGCCGAGGCGCAAAGATCGGCATCCAGAATGTGAGTAAGGGCAGCGGCAGAGGCAGAGGCTCGCGCAGTGGCGCATCCGTAAGCTCTGCAGCCCGCGAGTACAAGGGCGCCAGCTACACAGAAAAGCACATCAACCCCATGCGTGGACTTCTGCGTGAGCTGAGTGGAGTGTCCACGCATGGCATCGATTCCCCTTTGGAGCGCGAAGCCAAGTCCAGATTGGCTACAGAGCAGGTGCAGCGCATCCGCCGGGCGCCGTCGGCGCTAGACGCCATCAATGAGCTGCTGCCACTTGGTTCTCTGCATGGAAGCAGGGAAGGATATGGCGCAGATTCCAGCTTCTACGCCAAGTACCCAAAGCAGGCGTTAGCCATGGCCTGGGCCCGTGCGCGGCACCTGGGTCAGCTGGATGCAACCATTCCTATGCGCCACGGCGGCCACAATGATTACGCATGGTCGCATGCTCACGGCAAAACGATTCACTCCGCCTTGATCCGCATGGCGCGCAATAGCGGCCACGATGACCTGGCGGACGCCTTCGCAGCCACCGGCGAGCGACATGGCCTGAGCAAAGTCCACACGGACACGCTTGAGGCGATGACGCATGGTCCTGAGTACCATAAGCCCAGCTCGCGAGCCCTGGAGCAGATTGGAAAACTGGCCGAGCGCGCTGGCGTCATGGATGACACGATAGGGCAGCTTGCAAACAAAAACATCAGGCTTGGCGGCGCGTTCACCCCATCGAGTTCGTACTACAATTACGGGCGCGAAGACAAAAACCGGAAAACGGTTCGCGAGGTGCTGGACGCCCAGCTGGACGCCCAGCGCCACAAAGAACACCAAGAACGGCTGGAAAACCAGCAAGCTAAGGAGGCTGCATGATCGACCCCAAAACCTTCGCCGCCAGCACGCTGCAGCTGCTCCAGGACGACCCTAGCCGGTATGTCAATTTTGGCTCGCACTGGTACCTGGTAAAGCAGGTTCTGAAGAAGTTCTACACCCGCGACAACCTGTTCCTGCTTGGTGACCACATGGATCAGTCCGTATTCGAGCGCATGCCGGCCCATGCGGACCTGCAGGCTGCGCTTGCGGCCGCTATCGAGGAATACCGCACCAATGCGTCGTTTAACCTTGGTGGGTCCGAAGTCGCGGACCCGACTGGCGGCGGCACGTTCCGGTTGGTGGATCCTGACGCCGGCGGGCTGTAGGGGTCGTGACCCTACTATGGGCGGATGCTGCCAAAAGACCGCCCAATTTTGTTTCTGAAAGCCTCAATCCCGGATGGCGCCCGCTGGATCACCGTTCACCCCAACGGCCCTGGCTCTGATGGCCAAGCCGTCTTAATCCAACCACAGGCGGACGGCAGCGCCCATGTGATAGGCGGCGCCGGTGGCAAGCTGAACTACCTGAAGCTGCGCGGCGTCCGCAAGGAGTCCGAGTACAAGAAGGAAGCCGAGGACCGTCGCAAATCCAAGGCCGAGGAAAAGAAGGCTCAGCGCGCCGCCGACAAAGAAGCCGGCATCCTGGAGTCCAAGAATAAGGCTAAACAGGCGCTTCGCGACCAGCAGCGTCAGCACGAGCGCGAGTTTGTGCAGACCGTGGCGACCACCATGGGCTGGGATAAGGGCAAGCTGGAGTTTCCGGAGGCCGACTACGCGAACCTGAGCGAAGCCGCCCAGGCAAAGATGCGCGACAAACACCACCGCGCCATCATGCAGCAGGCCGTGCAGGCCGTTGACCTGCAGCGCCAAATGCTGGTCGCTGACCACGCTGCGCGCATGGAAGGCGGAATAGGAGAGGTGCCGCTAGACGCCAAGGACCCCGAGACCCTGAGCGTTCAGGACTTGGCGCCAATCGACAGCAACCCGGGCGGACTTGGTTTCAGCCAGGACTTCAAGGGCCGAGCTGAGGCATCCGGCTTGACTGCAGACGAATTGAAGGCGGAGGCCGACAAAGCGAAGGAAGCGAAGCGCGCAAACCTGACCGACGCGCAACGGCAAGCTGCCGTCCAACGTGGCGAGACCGCCAAATTGGTCAAGGCCGAACTGGAAGGCATCCGCGAGCCCGCTGCGCCAAAGGCTGAAAAGACGCTGGCGTCGGCAAAGGAAGCCGTCGAGCTCCTGAAGGCGGCTAAAAAGCTCAAGCAGGTGCAACAAAAAGCCCGCGCCGCAGCTGCCGAAATAGACAAGTCGCCATCCGAGCCCAAGGCGTTCGTGCTGGAGTACACCGCCAGCCCCGACGATGACGCCAAGATCACCGAGGACCTTAACAACGACCTGCGCACCGCACAGACACTGGCGTTCCTGTCAGAGTTCAAACGCCTAGCCGGCGAAAAGCCCGAGGAAACACTGGGCAAGCATATCGGCATAGGCGCGTACAACAGCATTAACAGCCTGGCGCTTGCCGTCGGTGGCGAGGCCCTGGTGGACCGCTCCGTGGTGGACGTGCTTGGCATTGCCGGTGCAGCTCAGGTGCTGGCACGCCGGATCCACGCCGACATGCCCGCAGACGTCGAGCGCATCACTGAAGGCGTGCAGGATTTCCACCTCCACCACTACATGGAGACCAGCGCCGAGGCGCTTGGCGAGGCCCGCGAGCTCATGGACGCCGCAAAAGAGGTTGAACTGGGCGAGGCCGCAAACGGCTCCGACCTGCAGGTCGCCCAGGAGATGAATGGCCGCCGGCGACGCGCCGTTGGTGACGCGCAAAAGATACTGGGGCAGGCACTGGGAGAGATGGAAGCCAATGCGGCTCTGGTGACTGCCATGAAGCAGGGCGCCAAAGACAAGTGGCAGGGCTCGCTCGGCAAGATCGGCATGGAGTCTGCAATCCAGCGGGTGCGCGCTATCGGCCTGCAGCGCGGCGACTACACGCTTGACACCGTCGCCGGAGACACGTTCCTGACCATCAACGCCGCCGGCATGGACCGCCTTGCAAAGCCGATCGCCCGCGACGACGTCGCCCAGGTGCAACGCAACCTGTCCATCATCCGCGGCGACGAGGACGAGGACGGCTGGCTTCCGCTTGGCGTAGCTAACCGCCCGGATCTGGCGATGGACGTCAAGCCCGGGGTGGCACCGCGACTGGCGGAGCCGTTCACGCCAGGCGATGACCTGGAGCAGTCCCTGCGCGACTACATCGGCGGTCGTGCAGCTGACGGTGACGCGCCCGGCGATATCGTGGCGGATATCCAGAGCGCGGCATTCTTTGAAAAAGTCGGGTTCGACAAGGCCGAGCAGTACCGCGCCGCGCTCGATGCCGTGGCGCCGCTCAAGGACGCCAAAGGCAAGCAGCGCCGCTCCGAGGCGCTGGCCGGCGCATTTGACGGCTATGCGGACGTGTTCGTGCAAAACCGTTATGGTGGCGAGCGCAGCACCTTGAACCGGCAGTCCTTCAGCGTCGACCAGACGTCGGTTGATGCCCTGCACCGGGCGCTGTCCGAGCACCCCGATGGCGTAGCCGCATTCAAGCAGATTGGCGAACTGACCAGCCAGGACCAGCGTACACTGCGCGAGCACTTTTACCGCAACGTGGCGAAGGAAAGCCCCGAGCAGGGCGCACTGCGCGCTGAAGTTGAGCGGCTGGAAGCCAACGAGCCCGAAAAAGAAACCACCGACATGTTCGGTGACACCACCGTCAATCCAGAGTGGAGCGACTGGAGCACCCAGCGCAATGAAGCCGCGGCAAAAGCCAACGCTGCCGGTCTTGACTGGCCGAAATACGTTGAGGCCATGCACGGGCACGAGAAGGCTTACGAGGCCATTCAGGATCTGATCCGCTCCAACGTCGGCAAGGCATTCGCGGACAACCACAACAAGCTGAACCCGGGTAAGCCCCTCAAGCTGGGGCGGTCCGTCATCCGCAACAACCTGAACCACCTCGACGCCACCGACCCCGCGGCGCGCGAGGAGCGGCAGGCACGCGAGCGGGAGCTTGTTGACAGCCTGCGCGAGCGGTCCCAGGGGCGCTACGCAGCCGGAAGCGTGTCGGACAAGCTGGATGCCGCGCGCGATCAGGACGAGGCATTCAATCAGGCGCAGATGGGATTCTTTGGCAGCGATGACGCCCCGGTCGAAAAAGAGGCTACGCAAGCAGACCTAAAGGGCGACGAGCGACACAGCCTTGGCCATGTTGCTGAGAGGCAGATTGCCGGCATGATGGGTGTCGTTGGGAAAAACTTTAAGCCAGGGCAACCCACCAAACTATGGGCTCCGACGATGAGCGGCGGCAAGAATGCGGCCCGTCAGCGCCTGGTGAAGATGGTCGACGCAAATAAGCGCGTCGTCGCGGCCTTCGGCACTGGATCCGGCAAGTCACTATTGCAGCTGGCTTCCTTTACGCACCTGCACCAGCAAGGAAAGGCAAAGCGCGGAATGTTTCTTGTGCCTTCGATCGTGCAGGGCCAGTTCTCAGGCGAGGCTCTGCGCTACCTGGAGCCCGGGAAATTCAATTGGCACATTGAGCCTGGCGCCAGCCGTGATGAGCGCATCAAGGCCTACAAGAACCCGGACCACCATTTCTGCGTGATGACACACCAGTCGTTCCGAGACGACATGATGCACCTGGGCGCCACGCACTCCGGTATCAGCGAGTCCGAGATGGCGGACCGCCTTAACTCTATGACCGACGCCGAGCGCAAGGACTGGATGGGTGGCATCATGGAGCGCGAAGGCATCAACTTCGACTATCTGACTACCGACGAAAGCCAGTACACACTGAACCGGCAAGGCAAGGAGAATTCCGGCCTGGCCAACGTCGTCGACGCTCTGTCAGCCCATACGCCCTACTACGTCACGGCGTCAGGTGATCCGGTCAAGAATGATGCCAGCGAAGTGTATGACCTCATGCGCAAGATGGATCCGGCTCGTTACAACGACCGCGGCGCCTTTATGCGTCGCTATGGCGCCGATACATTGGCGTCCAAGGATGCCCTCAAGCGCGAGATGGCGCGTTACGTCTACCCCAGCAAGATCGACCCCGACGTCACGGCTGACCGCAAAGAATCCAAGGTAGCTCTATCCGGCGGGCAGCAGCAAGCGCTGGCCGAACTGGACAAGCATTTCACCAGCGCTCGCATTGCCCGCATGGAAGGTAAGGTCGATGTTGCCGCCATGAAGGCCATCAGCCCGGCATCGTTCGATGGCGTCGCCGAGGCTGATCACGATGAGGTGGCGAAGGGGCTTCAGCAGTCGCTAGGCATCATGCGATCGTCAGCCGTGCAGCGCGTTATCAACACGCACCCCGACAATCCGCTGATTGACGACCTCGTGAAGAAGGCCGCCGATCGTAAGGGCAAGCCCGGCGTGGTGTTCGCCCACAATCGCGAAGCAGTCCGAATGATCACTGAGCGACTGCAAAAAGAGGGGCACCGTGTCGTCACCATCACGGGATCTGATAGCGGCAAGGAAAAAGAGCGCAAGCGGCTCATGTTCAACCCGGAGCAAGGTGAAGCCCAGGCTGACATTCTTGTCGCCAGCGATGCCGGCGCCACCGGTATGAACATTCAGCGCGGCGAGTGGTTGTATCAGCACGACACTCCGCAGACCGCCATGACTCATGCGCAGCGCAACGGGCGAATTTTCCGAACTGGGCAAAAAAACAACGTGGAATTGATCGACGGCATTGCCGATCACCCCGAGGTTCACAAGGCCCGTGAGCGGTTGCAACGCAAATACGGATTGCGCGAGCTCATGACGTCGCCCATGGAGGGCCTGGATGACACGGGGGTCGCTCACTACATCAAGCAGCGCCAGGTCGCTGAAAAAGATGCACCGGGTTCTCTTTTTTGAGTATTATTGAGCCATGAAATACGCAGCTCTTTCTCTGGCCTACGCCACCGCACTTCTAGTCACGCCAGCCGCGGCAATCGCTGAGGTGGATGCCGTTGCCTGCTACAGCGTCAACGACGGCGATGCCCGGACGCACTGCCTAGCCAGAGCCAGGAGCGATACCGGCCAGTGCTACTCAATCAAGCGTGCGTATCTGCGTTCGCAGTGCCTTGCGGAGGTCAGGAAGTGAACACCATTCTTGGAAACACTCGCCGACAACTCGGTGAGCTCGGCGCTATGTCGGCTCAGACTGACGCGATGGAGCGAAAGATTTTGCATCGCTCAATTGATATGCTTTCCGACGTCGAGGGAAAGCTAGAGAAGGCGCGCGCCGATGCCATGCACGGCGATGATGCGGCCAAGGATCGGTACACCCACCTGGTGGAGGAGCGTGGCCGGCTGGAGCAAGTGATTGCGCAGGCCCACGCTGTGCTGGCCTCGTAGGCAGGTAAATTCATTGCGTTAGGGTCGCTTTATGCGGCCTTTTTTGTTGTTGCTTTGCCGCGCCAATAAAGTCGTGACGCAATCATTGCGGCATGAGAACTGACGATCAGCTCCTTGCTGGCATCCCTGAATTCCTGAGTATCGGCTCGATGCTCAAAGCAACGCCCCAAATGGATGGCGGGCAACGCATCGTCTATTTTGAGGCCAGCAACGAGGGGGTTGATCAGCAGGACGAGGTGATCGCTGCGAAGGCCTTGGCTGAGAGTGCGGAGTATTTCAAACGCTACGGCAATATCGACATTGATCACTACACGCTGATTGGTAAGCCAAACGCAGCCCAAGGCAGGCCCGGCATACCTGGTTGCGAACTGTATGAAATCGGTCGGCCGCTGGATGTGCGCCAGAAAGGTGGCACGACGTTCGTCAAGGCCGAGATTTATTCTGGCGTCGGCCCGGCTGCTGAGCGCGCCAATGACTTCTGGTCTTCCATCACTGACGTGAGCCCGCCCCAGCGCTGGTATCCATCGGTGGGCGGCAGCGTCCTGGCAAAGTCCGTCGTCGCCGACGCTAAGACCGGCATGCGCAAGGCGATCGTGAGCAAGGTCCGCTGGAACAATATAGGCGTTTCCAAAACGCCGGTAAATCAGCACGTTGGAACCTGCGCAACTATCCCCCTTGGCGCGTTCGCGAAGTCCTGGTCGGCGGATGGCCTCGACTTCGCAAAGGCACTCGAAGCTGGATACGGAACAGATTCAGCCGCCCTTGCCGGCGGCTCGGCTATGCGCGTGCAGTCATTGGATGGCGCAATTCATAGCTATTTTGATTTTAGGAACAAGCTGGCGGAGCGCATGCGCACCGGCGGCATTGGCAAGAACCCTGGCGCCCGCGAGCTCGTCGAGCAAGCCGCCAAGCAATTCAGTATGGCGCCAGATAGGGCTGCTGAGTGGGTGGAGCGCTTCATGCGCGATTTGAAAAATGGTCTCAACAAACGGAGTAAGTCATGAGTCAATTTGAAAAGCTGATGGCTGAGCTGGGTCAGCTCAGTGCGGATCAGGAAACAATGACCAAGGCGCTCCCGGCGGATGACGGTAAGGATGAATCAAAAATCCAAGCTGCCGCTGCGGAAGGCGGCTCGGATGGTGATGCAGATGATGTTGTCGGCGACGACGACGGCGACGACAAGCCCATGGCAAAGTCGTTCAAGTTTACGCTTGACGACGGCACGGAAGTTGAAGCTCAGGACGGCACCGATTTGGTGAAGTCGCTGCAGGATCGGGTCGAGAAGGGCGAGGCTACCATGGCTAAGGCTATGGCATCCGCGATTGACTTGATCAAAGGCCAGGCTGAGATGATCAAGTCGCTCAGCGACAGCGTCAAGAAGCTGTCCGGAGAAGGCCGCGGCCGCAAAGCCGTCGTGTCCGTGGTCGAGAAACCGGAGCCTGGTGCCGGCACCATGGCGAAGTCGGATCCGGCAGGCGTGAGCCACGATGTGTTTTTTGCGAAGGCTTTGGCCGCGCAGAAAGAAGGACGCCTGTCCGGTACAGACATTGCCGTGGCTGAAAGCTGCTTGAACCGCGGTGAAGCCATTCCCCAGAGCATCGTCGCCCGCGTCATGCAGTAATCCAAAATTTTCAACGAGGTAATTTCAAAATGATCAATCTTCCCGATATCGCAGCTGGCCGTTCGACGACTGGCGAAGTTGGTGAAAACGTCCTGGCTGATTTGCAGAAGGCTTTGACTGCCGGTTATGGCACTGACGTGTCTGGCTTCGCTGGCGGTTCTGCGTTGCGCATCCAGTCCCTGGATAAGACCATGCAGGCCACCATCCAGGAAAACAAGCATTTCCGCCTGTTCAACGAACTGGCCAAGACTGGCGCCGGAGCAACAGTTGACGAATGGACCGAACAGTCCGGCGTCGGCGGATTCCTGGGTGGCTCGACTAACACCGAGACTGGTATCATCAATGAGTCCACCGGCTCCTACGCTCGCCGCGTCGGCCTGGTGAAGTACCTGATGACCAAGCGTCAGGTTTCTCTGGTGTCCACTCTTGGGCAAAACCTCGCCAGCTCGGAAGCGATTGAGCAGCAGGCTGGCGCCAAGCAGCTGCTGACCGATGCTGAGTACCTTTCCTTTGAAGGTGACAGCGCTGTAGTGCCTACCGAGTTCGACGGCATCTATGCCCAGATCGCTGCAGGCATCCTTGCCGGCCAGGTCGACACCGGCAACATTCTGGACGCCGCTGGTCAGTCTCTGGCATCTATCAACATGGTGAACGCCGCCGCCGCCCAGGTGAGTCGTCGCGACAACTTCGGGACTCCTACTCACATTTTCATGAGCCAGCTCACACAGGCTGACTTTGATACGGGTCTGGATCCAGCGTTCCGCGTGAGCCTGAACAACGTCCCCAACGGCGGCATTTCTCTGGGCTCGCCGGTGGTCGGTATCCGCACCTCTTGGGGTGACGTGAAGACCGTCAATGACGTGTTCATCAACGACGGCGACCAGACTGTGCCGTTTGAGGTGACCTATTCCGCTTTGGCTACCGCCAACACCGCGATGAAGCCTACCCTGGCCATCGATGCGTCTGTCAGTGACGCCAGTTCTTCTTTCAGCGCGGCATGGGCCGGTAACTACTACTACCTGGTGACCGGCTTGAACGCCAACGGCCAGTCTGACGGCCGTATCACCGCGCAGACTGCCGTGGCCGCCGGAAAGAAGGTTACGCTGACCATCACCCGCTCCGGTGGTGCCTCTGAGACCGGCTACGCCATTTATCGCAGCCGCATGAACGGCACCAACGCCGCTAACGACTTCCGCCTGGTGGCTCGTGTGGCGTGTGCGGGCGCAACGACGACCTACACTGACTACAACCGAGACATTCCTGGCACCACCAAGGCCTACGTTCTCAACATGAGCGCAGGTGACCATGCCATTAACTGGCGCCAGCTGCTGCCCATGATGAAGTTCCCGTTGTACCCAACCAACGCGGCCGTCATTCCCTGGGCTCAGCTGATGTTCGGCTACCTGCGTATCACCAAGCGTCGCCATCATGCCGTGATCAAGAACATTTTGCCCAACGGCGCAAAGTGGCTCCCGAAGTAATCAATTGACCTGCAAGGGGCATCTTCCGGGGTGCCCTTTTTAACAATCAAGGAAAAATCATGGCAAAGGTTATTTGCACCCTCCCCAACGCCAGCGAAGAAATCAATGGCGTTTCGTTTGTCAGTCACGCCAAGGGTATGGTTTCCGAAGAAATCACCGACGCCGTTGCTAATGACTTCGCGTCTATTCCAGGATACGAATTGGTTGGCGCCGTGAGTCCCGAGGAGGCTGCCGCCAAGGCCGCCGCAGCCGATGCTGAGAAGTCTGCTCTGCTGGAGCGCGCAGCCAAAATTGACTTCAAGGTGAAGGCGAATTGGAGCCTGGATCGCCTGAAGGCCGAGGTTGATGGCGCCGAAAAGGTCGCGGCTGACGCCGCAGCCAAAGCTGCCGAGTAATAAACCGGGCACTGCCCAATTTTGAAAGATTGAATTATGTCCATCAAAGGCACCGGAAATCTGAAGAATGACCTGAACCGCACGACGCCAGCTGCGTCAAACGCCAAACTGGGCGACATGCTGGAGTCGATCATCACCAACCAGAACGCCATCCTGGCTAAGCTGGACGCCATTGGGGCGGCTGGCGTATCCTCCGCGGCCATCGCCGCCGCCGCCGGAACGACCAACGTGGCGACCTACACGCTGGTGGCGCCAAGTAAGCTCTGACCTGTACCTTCTTGCAAATAAAAGCCGGCCCATGAGGTCATGGTTGTAATTCCTGGCCTGCAGCTCGGCAACATCAAGGCATGGATTTTCGACATGAGCTGGAGCACCATGGCGCAGTCGCTTTCTGACGCAGGGTTGATTTCGCCCGACGCCATCACCCTAGAAGCCATGGTGTTCAGTGACGCCAACTTCCCGAAACTTTCGTATTTATAAATGGTTGCCTACGTCCTCACTGGAAATGCCACGCTCCGCGATGTTGGTAACGCCGCTATCTGGGGCGTTGCGACTGCGCGTGCAGGCGGCGACACCATTGACACCAATGGCTTCAATTTAACACTTGACCAAGACACCCGCTATGGCTTGTCTGGCACGACTTCCACGTCGCTCGGCAACATCACCATCAACGCCTCCAAGGGCGGCAACGTCACGATTGACGGGCGGTATTCACGGCTGATTCCCTTCAACACCGGCTCGGGAACGATCACGGCCGGCACCTTGATTACTTGCGGCTCGGCCACAGGCTACGTGGTGGGCTTGTATTCTGCTGTGACGGCTGCCCCAGTTTTGACCGGCGTAGCCACGGGCTACATCAAGGTGGCAGCCTGGAACGGCGTAGCTTTCCCAACGTCCGGCAGCTTCACACAGGCTGGCTACACATTCACCATTTCCGGTGCTGATTCACCCGGATGGCTTGAAATTGTTGGCGACGAAGCCTCCACCATCAACGGCAACCGACTTGGTACGTTCTCTGCACTCGGGACTTGGTACGACTTCCTTGGAGTCACGACGACCGGTACTCGCACCTCGACTTACCAGCTTCCCACAAACGGCTCGCTGACCTACGTGGCGGGTGTGTGGGTGCAGTCTGCTGCGGCAACCATTACAGGTGCTGTGGCGTCAGGTGGCAACATCACATTCACGGCCGCCGGGCATGGCTTTAGCATAGGCCAAGACGTAACGATTACAGGTGCTGCGCCCTCGGGTTACAACATCACGGACTTGACCATCACGGCCAAGACAGCAGATACCTTCACGGTTGTGGCGGCTGACCCAGGTGCTTGGACTTCAGGCGGCTCGGCAACGGTATATGAGTTCTACCCCAATGCAGGTTCACGCCCGGCACTATTGGCCAACATAGCGACTGACGCGATACGCGGAAAGTGGTGCTGGATTTCAACGGCGGGGCTTGTCACGTTTGGCTCAGACGGCACCAACTCCACTGGCGGCTACGTTGTGCCGGCCGGGCGAAAGTTGCGTGTGCCCAACGTCTTCTTGCAAAGCTGCACAACGGCGGCCCGCACGGCCAACGCACTGCCCAATGCCACCTTGGCCACCCGCTACGACTTCACCACGACCGGCGGCGGCGCAGTAGTGATGAACAAGGTGTCTTGCGCCTGGTACATGAGTTTTGCACAGGCCTATTCGGTCAGCTGCAAGTATGTGTCCACGTTCGAGTCGCTGACCATCTCTGAAGTTGCATCCCCAATGACCTTGTGGGACGTTGGTGTTGGGCAAACCGGAACGGCCAATACTCAGATCGCCTTGAACATGAATTTGATGTTCGCGGGCGGCACCATACGCAACTGCACCATGAGCCGGATTGCTCAGGCAGCAGCAGGAACTTACGTTGAGAGTTGGGCAGACTGCACAGGCTTCACAGTCACGAACCTGAAGTCGCACTCGCTTACCAAGGCGGCCAACGCCACGGCGGGCACAGCCACTATGACCCGGCTGATCGGCTGCACCTTCGAGGATACAGTTCTTGGCGGCGGCCGTATTTTCATCACAGGCTGCAATGGCGTGACATGGACCAACACGGTCTACTACGACAACATCGCCTCGACGACGGCTACAGCAATCCCGATGTTCGTGTGGGACATGGGAACGGCGGCCAGTTACAACATGAAGTTCGATGGCCTGTCATGGGGCGGCCTGTCTTTGGTGCAACCCTACTCCGGCATCCTGAACGTTGGCGTTGCCGGCTGCCAGAACATCAAGTTGCGAAACCTTGGTACGGCAGCAGCCCCACTTGACATGGGCGGCCCGCTTGTTGATTCGACTTGGACCAGGGCTACCACCGTAACCACTGTGACCAAGGTGGCGCACAACCTGAAGGTGGGCGACCTGATTGCCGTCAACATGTGCTCTGACGTGGCCCCCAAGGCCCTTACCACAACGACGGCAACTCTCTGGACGGTGGCCACAGTGCCAACGGCTGACACCTTCACAGTGACCGTGACCAACGCCGGGCAGACGGCCGGCCAGAACTTGCAGTATTACCCGACGATGGCGAACGCCTTGGTGAACTTCGGGGCTTCTGCGGCGGCCAACGGCGTTTACATTCAGAGGTGCTACACACCGCACCTGCGCGGCGGCTTGCTGGTTGCGGCTGACAACTCGTCCAAGAACGTCTACATCGAAGACGTTTGGGGCACTGATTGGGGCCTTCAACTGAACCCAATGCTGAACTGCTTTGTTCGGCAAATGCAAGCCACGCCTGCGTTGACTGCACAGACTTCTGTGTACGGCACGCACTTCATGGATTACTACACCACGGCGCAGCCTGCAACCATTGCAGCGGCCGCATGGAGCCGGGCCACAACGATCTGTACCGTGACCAGCAACAACCACGGCTTGCGAGTGGGCGACCAAGTGCTTGTGACCGTGACCAGTGATGCAGCGGCTGTAGTGCTTGGCGTCAAGACCTTGACCCAGATCACGGCTTCGGCAACGCCCGTCAACACCGGAAACACCTTCCAGTTCACCTGCTTGAACGCAGGCGGTGCAACCGGAACACTGACCTTCACGCCGATCAATGGCCGGGTGGCCATTCAGATGAACGAGGCGACTTCTGATACTTCCAATCAGGTTGTCTTGTCTGGCGGTGCAGCCTTTACGTCTGCCGGTTCACTCTATATGCCTACGGTTGGCCAATACGCCATCTTCACGGCAGACAAGAACATTCGTGGGCACAGCACGTTCCCTAACATTCTGCCAGTGATGGCAGGCGGTACGGTCGGCAATTACGACATTACTTACAGCCTTGACGGTGGAACGACCTTCAAGAACTTGATCTATCCTCGTGCGGGTGGCGGTGGAACTATCTCGACCACCAACGTGACGATGACCTCAACGACCGGCGTGGCCGTCGATGATTACGTTTTCGGCACTGGTATTGCGCCTATGGCCAAGGTGGTCAGCATCACCAATGCCACAACAATTGTGGTGAGCATTGCCAACACCGGGGCTGTGTCTGGTGTGCTGAACTTTGCACGCCTACCGTCTGAGGCAGCGATTGACCCGACGATTGGCTTCCCGCTGAAGATCAAGATTCAGACCAGCACAGCCAACACGACGGCCATCACCAGCCTGTTCTTCTACACGAACGCCAACAATACCGACCGGGCTGCAACTTACGCCCTTGACGTGAACACAGTGACGTTCACAGGCTTGCCGACAGGGTGCGATGCTGTGGTGCTTGTGGCAGGTACCACAACGACACTTGACCTGAAGGATTCAATGGCCGGAACGACATACGGCTACACCTATTCTGGAGCACAGACGGTTGACGTTGGCTTCATTAAGCCTGGGTATGTGCCGTTTTATATCCGCAACCTTTCCCTCACTACAACTGACTCTACGATACCGGTCAGTCTTTTTGTCGATAGAAACTATATATAGGAGCCGACATGGCAAAAATCACATCAAAATCACAACTCAACGTGGGCACCGAGCTTACGGTAGATGAAACCACCAAGACGTTTACTCTAAACGTTGCCGGCAACCTGATTGCGAAGGATGGCGTGACCATTCAGGCGCTGTACTCGAAGTTGGTTGACTTGTGGGCCACTTCAACGTATCAGGATAGTCCATTTCCAATGTACGCCCTTGATGCGTTATCTGGTCAGTATCAATTCGGTACGGACGGTGCAACTTACTCTGGATGGAAACCTGCTAATGACGCTACACGTCAGATGCTACGAGATGGCGGTTGGTCTGAATATAACTCGGCCGGCGTACTTGCTCGTCAGTACGTGGGTATTGTGGGCCTGGGCGTGGTGTCTTCTGGTTCGCAGCTTTACTACCAAGCCGCAAGCACCGACGCACCCACCAACTTCACCTTTACCGATCAGGTGAACCAAGGTATTCAGGTGTATGGCAACATCTCTGCTGACGCCACCACGACCACATTCGACAAGCGCACCTACTTCAAGGGCTTCGTTCGTGAGTACCAGAAGAAGTACAAGGACTCCGTGCTGTCAGACACAGGTAAGACGGCCACCGGTGCGTACTTGGTCAACTTGCTGCTGAACAACGAAACCGACTTGGACGTGACGGTGGCAGATGCCTCCATTACTGCCTCACCTTACAGTGAAATCAACGTCAAGTATTTCGCCACGGCCTTCAGCAAGGACATTGACACTTCAGGTTCCCCGCGTGACTTCGGTATCGTGGTTGACGTTGGCACGCACTCTGGCGTGGATGGCGTGTCGAACGGCACAACGACCTTCACCACGGCTGCTGGCGGCATCACAGGTGCCAATTACACTGGCGGTACACTGATTGTTCACGAGGGCGCAGGCAAGGGCACCTACACCATCTCTGGTACGCCCACTGCCACCAGCATCACGACGACTGTGGCCGTTACCGGCTCGGCATCGGGTCTGTCTTTCACGCTGCAACGCGCAACGCCTGTTACGGCCAGCTTGCAGCAGATTTACACCAAGATTCAGTACCAACTGCGTCAGAACAGCAACATCAACGGCCTGGCCTCTGCCGGCTCGGTGACCGGTAAGACTGCATCCCTGCTGCTGAACTTCGTCGGTTCTGCACTGAAGGCCGGCTTCTACGCACCGACCAACCCCAACGGCGGCGGCTCGGGCGTGACCATCATGGGTTACTCAGCCTCTGATACCAACAGCTTCACCAGCTACGACAACACGGCTGCCACCCGTGACTACCCCTATGCTTCCGCAGGAACCATCTCGTTCAATGCGCCCTTGGTTGGTGCAGGTTCGAGCTACCGCCTGATGTTCACTGCACCTCCCGGAGCAGGCAACGACTACGGCGAATCTGGTGCCATCACTGTGAACGACGCCTCTGGTTCACCGATCACAGGCACTATCAGTGCAGCAAGTATCGGATTTACCTACGATTACGACGGAAACGTGCAGGGCGGGGCTACCGCAGCGACCGACAGGGCTGTTACACTCATCGGTATTCGCCCCGGTTCTGGCAAGTTTGTGGTTGCAACTGGAACGCTGACTCGATCAAAGGCTATTAGTTTGTCTTTGGTGGCGGAGCAGGATAGAGTCTACGCTTAAAGCATGGCCATCGTTTTTGATGCGGCTACAAAGCGCATCGTACTTGACAGTGCGAGCGTTACCGCGACCGAGCTTTATAGCCGGTCTGCGGACTGGCTTGCCACATCCGACAATGCCAAATACGGCGCCGTGTTTCGCCAGGTTGGCGGGGATGATCTAGGCGGCGGGTTATCCATTCCGCCCTACTATTTCCTGCAAAACGGCTGGCGTGTGCGCCCTATGGAGATGAATCAAACGCTGGTGATTGACGGCAACCTGTTCGTGGATGGCGGTGGCGACCCCATCGTTCCAACGCTTGGCGTGTTTCAGGTGTTAGTGAAGTCGGTGGTGCCAGTGCAGGCTCAGGGCATCAGTACCGCAGGCGGCGGCTCATCCGGGGGCATCACCACTGAGCAATACAATGCGTTGATGTTGGCTATTAACTCGCGGTCTTCGCTCACTCTCACCGATGTCAAATCAGCCGCTAGCACCGGAAGTACGGTGGTCGTTGAAGTTTTGACGGCTGATGTGACAACAAATATGCCCCTTTCGGGCGCCTAGGAGAAATCGTGAATCCAATCACCCAAGGTGCCGTTGTCAATGTCACCGCCAATTTGAAGCAGGCCGGCATTCCTTACGTCATAGCTTCTGGAACCGTTGTTTCTGCGCAATTTACGTCCGTTGATGGCGTAACCGTACTACTAGGCTCCATGCCTGTGCTGGAGACAACCACTGGCAGCAATTGGTCTGCTGGCAGCATTGTGGTTCCGTTGTCCAATGCCCAGACTGCGGCACTCCCAATTGGCGACATACTTATGCGCGTTACCGTGGGCACGCTGACCTGGCTGATACCCATGGAGGTTGCGGTATTCGGCGACAATAATTCCGCGCTGTTTCCCGACAAGGCTGGCACAATTCTGAAGATGCGGACTGAGCGTCTGATGTTGGCTTACAGTAGCGCGCTGCCATCCGTGACACTGACGGATGACTACATCTGGGGAAAGCTGCGCGCCGCCGAGTCCGAGATTGCGCACACTCTGCGAGTTCCGCTGGCTCCGACTGTGTTTTTCCCCCAAACGCCGACTGCTGGCGAAATTACCGCATTGAACGGCCAGGCCTGGGCGATCGATCCTGGTTATGAGTACAGCGCGGAGTCTTTCGGGTACAACGACAAGTGGGGCATGATCAAGATGCGAAACAAGCCGCTGCAGTCAGTTAGTCGAGTTCGCTTTGCCTACCCTGGTGGAGCTGGCTCCTATTACGATCTTCCGCTCGATTGGCTGCGAATGGACAAGAAGTACGGAACCATTCAGTTCGTTCCCTCAAGCACAGCGTTTGTGGCGCCACTCAATAACTTCGTCATGCAGGCAATTGGTGGCGGGCGGTCCATCCCTTTGGCCATCCAGATCACCTACGTCGCCGGACTCGCCAACGCTGCGTCAGACTACCCTGAGCTGGTGGACGTCGTTATGAAGAAGGCATCACTGAAGATCATTGAGGACGCATTCCTGCCGCAATCCGGATCAATCAGCGCCGACGGCCTATCTCAATCAATGAGTGTCGATATGGACAAGCACCACGACACGATCGACCGAATTCTAAATGGCGGAAAGGGGTCGAATGGTGGCCTCATGTCAGCCATTCATGGCGTTCGTTTTGGTGTGATGGGGGCGTAATATGCGACTCAATCCGGCCGCATTTAACGTCTTTCTGCGCAACATTGGGCAAGAGCTCGAATGGCGCAGGTCCTACGCCTGCGCCTGCATAAACCCGCAGTCAGGCCAGGCGGACCCGAAGCACGCGCTGTGCGTTGGCAAGGGACGTATATGGGATGCCGGCATCTCCACTATAGCCGGCGTGGCAAGCCAGAAGGTGCAGGCTCAGTGGATGCAGTCTGGCATGTTTGAGAATGGCGACATGGTTCTCAGTATCCCAGAGGACAGCCCGATCTACAATGCCGGGCAGTTTGACCGCATTGTCATGCGCAACAGCACCGATGTGTTCAGTCTGCCAATGACTCACGGAGCGCCAACTGAGCGAGTCCTGTTCCCGGTCAAAGATATCACGCGGGTATTTTGGCTGCACCCTACGACGCGACTGATCGTCGAGGGCGGAATACCAGCGGTGAGCGATACCGGTCACCTGACGTGGGCCGGTGGCATTGGTGAACCGCCGGCTGGTATGGTCTACTCACTCAATGGCAACAAATACGACGAGTATTTCATTTTCCAGGACTACCTGAGTGACCGAGGTGAGCACCAGGGGGCCAGGCTACCCAAGCGTGTCGTGGCAAGGAAATGGGATTTGTTTGGGCGTTAGCCGAGCGTCCGCCTCACGGCTTCGGCCAAAAACTCGTCCGCCAAAGGTTGCATTTCCTGAGCCACACCCTGGGCGATGTTCTGACCTGGTTGCGCCGGGACTATCCAGCCCCGCGACTTTTCGCTCATAACCCTGAATGTGAGGTATGCGCTGGATTTTTTGCCTGAGCCTGTCGCCGTGTTCATGCGCACCATGCCTTGCTGGTTCTTCGATACGTTGGGACCCGTGAGGCGATCGCCCCAGTTATATTGGCGCTGCCGCACGGTTGCCGGCGCCCGCGTCAACAGGCTGAAGGCGCCGGTGCCAGATACGCGCCGACCGTGGCCGGTAATTGTGCTCAGGCTCATAGAGCGAGCCTGGTCCGGTACGGTGTCGGCGTTATGCCGGAATGGGATAATCAGGTATCGCGTTCCTTTGTTGGTCGTCCGCACCTTCATGCTGGTGTTCAGCATCGCCTTGAGGTCGCGCGGTGGCCTCCCGGTTTCTATATCCTGGGCGTAGCGGTAATCGGACTCCACGACGGCACTGAAATCACCGATCATCCGGTACGTGATCGTCTTGGCGTAGGCGTCCTTCTCTCCGCTCCACAGCTTGGCGCGCTGCACGGCCTCAATCCAGCGCGACGCCGTGGCCTGGGCGATCCCGTTCACAGCCTGATTTACCAGTGGGAACAGTTCTGCCTTGATGCCGCGACTCAATTCCATTTGAGCGCCAAGGTCTAGCGAGATGCGGTAATTGATCGTGCTCATGCCGCGAGTATGGCGTCACGCCCGCATGTCGTGACGCCAAAATCATGCCCATGATCACAACGGTCCAGCCTTTGTATGCGGGGAATGCAGTCCGGGTATTTGTAGCCCCGCCTGCTGGCTCGCTTGTCTGGCGGGTGTTGCGCAAAACGACGAGCAGCTTTTCCGGGCACGATGATGCCGGCGCATTTCTGGCATACCAGGGAAGCGACGTAGTCTTTCTCGATATTTCAGGCCTTGCCAACGACGTGCTCTATTACTGGGCAGTCTATTACACCGCAGACAATGTAACCTGGGTGGCCGGGAATGTTGTTGGCGGCACGCCGACGGCGACCTATCAGGATCACACAACCGACGTCATGTCGAATATGCGGGAGCGCATTGAAGCGGGACTCCGCGTTGAATGTGATCGCGGTCATTTTCAAACTGAGCTTGGCTACATCCAGGTTTACACGGCGCCTCCTTCCATTGAACAAGGCCTTCGCTTTCCTCTGGTGACGATTCACCTGGAAATGGAAGACTCTGCCGATCGCGCGCTCGGGGAAAGTATTAGCGGCGACGAGTTCGATGCCATCGGATTTTCCTGGGAAGAATCTGAGGGGTGGTTGGCTAGCGTTCGACTAATGATCATTGGCTGGTCCCTGAATAGCGACGAGCGGATCGAGTTGCGTAAAGCTATTCGTCGGCTGGTGGTGGCGAATATGTCGGTGTTCGATAGCTACGGATGGATCAAGCCAAACCTATCGCAGCAAGACGTTGACGCCATCAATGGCGAGTACCCGTCTCCAATTTATCAGGTCATGAACACGTTTTCATGCCAGGCGCCAGTGCGGGTCGGCGGCGACGTGCCGGCCATTTCAACAGTTACATCCAATTTGGTTATTTAAGGAGACTACATGGCAACCGAGACCACCAAGCAGCAGGCGGAGGTCACCGAGGTGACGGCGGCCCCGGATACCGGGGTTTCAATCAATGAATTTTGCGCTCGGCTGTCAGAGACGATGACCAAGCCTGAATTGATCAACGCTTTTGCGTATGTCGAGCGCGCCGCTGGTCGCGTGAAGGATACCGGGTTGGCCTACCGCTCCCGGTTCGACTTGTTCGTTAATCAGCCTGTTTAAGCGAGGTCATCATGAGTGTGTTTTTTAACGGGAAGCTACTGGTTTCCCCAACTACCGCGTCTGTCGTTAGCGACAACGCAATGCGCAATCAGAATTTGAGTGTTGGCAACGCCGTCGCTCTGATTGGTCGCTCTGCTGGCGGAAAGCCCAAGACTGCGCTTCGCTTTGGCAGCCCGTCTGAGGCGCAGGCTGCGCTTGTTTCCGGTGAACTTCTGGATGCTGTTTTGGCGGCCTTTGATCCCAGCAACGAAACCAGTGGCCCGTCCGAGGTCATCGCGATTCGCGTGAATCCTGCGACACAGTCCACCGGCGTTATCAATGCCGCTGGCTCTGTGGCCGTTATCAACCTGACTTCGTCGGACTACGGCCTGAAAGAAAACAGCATCAGCTACAAGGTGGAGGCAGGGTCTACGTCGGGCGTTCGCATGACGATCCAGCGCGGCCAGTCCTACTACACGCAGGACAACATTGCTCGCCAGGCATTCTCCATCGTCTACACGGGCGGCCAGGCTACGGCGACGCTGACGACTACCGGAACGTCTCTGGTGCTGGCTGCGCCTGCTGGCACCCCGGTCCTGACGCTCGACCTGAATGTCTACAAAACGATCCAGGATGTTGTCGATCGCATCAACCTTGTGACTGGCTTCGCGGCATCCGTCCTCGATGGGAACTATACCCAGCCTGCCCTGAATGGTTTGGACTATGTGACCGCGGTAAGCGTGAAAACCACAACGTACACGGCTCGCGCCGACCTCCAGGCGGCCGTGGATTGGCTGAATAGCGCGTCCGAGGGGTTCGTCACGGCCACGCGGGTGGCGTCCGTTGGCGCGATACCTGCGGTGGCTGCGGCGCAGTTCATGACTGGCGGTAGCGACGGGTCGACAACGAACAGTGACTGGTCCGATGGGTTCACTGCGCTGCAGACCATCGACGCTCAGTGGATTACGCCGGTATCCTCCGACCCGGCTATTCACGCCATGGCTGACGCGCACGTCGCGTTCATGTCAAACGTCGGCCGCAAAGAGCGCCGCGCGATCTGTGGTACGCCGTCAGGCACCAGCGATAGCGCAGCGATCGCTTTGGCAAAATCCATCAACAGTGACCGTACCTCGCTGGTTCACCTGGGGCACTACAACTACGACGCCACCGGAAACTTGGTGCTGTACCCGCCATACATTAGCGCGGCACTGATCGCTGGCGCCTTTGCCGGATCTAACCCCGGAACACCGCTGACCAACAAATCGATCAAGGTTCGCGGTTTGGAGCGTGACCTGCGCAACCCGACAGACACTGATTTGCTGATCAATGGCGGCGTGCTCTGCCTGGAAAATACACCCAAGGGCTACAAGGTGGTGAAGTCAATATCCACGTGGCTTACGAACACCAACTACAACCGGGTTGAGCAGTCCTGCGGCGTGGCGGTTGACTTCGTGGCTCGCAACGTCCGCGAAGCCCTTGATGTACTTCGCGGACAAAAGGGCAACCCGCTCGTTATTTCCCGCGCAATCAGCATCGCCGAGTCGACATTGCGTGAACTTGCGCGCGCCGAACCCCAGGGGCCAGGTGTGATCGTTGGTGATGCCGCCAGCCCAGCCTACAAGAACATTTCGGCTAGCCTGGAGGGCGATGTTCTGAGGGTTGAGTTCCAGTGCAGCCCAGTCATCCCCGTGAACTATGTTCTCGCCACCATTTTCGCTGTGCCGTTTACCGGTTCGGCAACGGCATAAGGTAGAAAATCATGAAGCAAAATCTGAAAGTACGCAGCGGTAACCGGATTGTTGTTGTGTTCGACGGCAAGCAAATCGGCATGGTTCGATCCGTTCGCGCCAGCGACGACTACGGGCTGGAGCCGGCCAGCGGCATTGGCGACATTCACGCGCAGGAATACGTGCCGAGCATGGCGCGTCACAGCCTGAGCGTGAGCTCAATGGTGCTGATCAAGGGCGCCATGATGGCGTCCGGCATCGTGCCTGAGAATGGCGACGCCGCCTTGCAGGGCCTGGTGTTCGATCTTGAGCAGTATGACAAGGATAGCGGCGAGTTGATTCGCAAGTATGTCGGCTGCTCGTACAGTTCGGGCGACATTGATATCAGTGCTCACCAGATCGTCGTGCAGTCTGGTCAGTTCATGGCTCTGGATGTGACCGGCAAGTCGGCCTGATCGACTGATAGACTCAACAGGTCGCCTTCCCGTGTGGGTGGCGGCCTTTTTTTTAATAACCAAAGGAAAATCCATGGCGCGCAACCCAAAAGAATCAGATTTTGTTGTCCAGGTCGAAGGCGTTGGGCAGTTTACGTTTGCCAGGCGAACCATGCGCGATGAAATTTCGATTCAGGTCGAATACGCCCGCATCATTGACGGTGCCGAACCCACCGGCTGGCTGCAGGCCGTTGGCGGATGGATTTCAACTCTCAAGGTGCTGACGGTTCGTTCACCTGAAGGATGGGACCTCGATACCCTGGATCCACTGGATCCCGATACCTACGCCAAGATGGACGCTGTGTATGGAGGGCTCTCCGCACGGGAGCGCTCGTTTCGCAGAAAATCAGCAGAGGCAAGCGAAGGAAACGGGTCTTCAGTGGTCTAGGACCGTAGAATTTGAGTACCGCAGGAGATACCGACTAACAGCCAATGATCCGCGCTTCCTTGATTTGACCTTTGAGGAAATGCTGACCGATAACTGGGCTCACACCTATTTCGACGACCCGAAGCGGGCGGAAGAAGTTGTGGACGAGGACTTTGACGAAAACGACGTTGCCAGGCAGATTGGCGCTGAAATACCGCCCGATGCTTCCGACGATTGGGAAGAACTAGGCTGATATGGCACAAAAAATTACCATTGGCGTTGACGCGCAGCTCGACACTGCGGCGCTTGAGCAAAAAATCAATGCGCTTGGCAATAAGATCGCCAGGGCCAACAAGCTACAGTTCAACCCGGTATCCGTTAATTCGGTCGACCAGGTCGCTGCGCTGGAGAAGCAGTTTCAGCAGCTACTCAAGGTCCACGGTGAGCTAAACCGCCGCCTGAAATCAACCGGACAGTCCGGCAGGGGTTTCATGGGCATTGACTACGACCAGATTTTTCCGGACCCAGGCACGCGCAATCGGCAGATGCACCGGATCATGGCGTACACGCTGGGCGCTGGAGTGTTCTCCCAGCTCGCACCGCCACCTGTACCGACGGGACCCGGAATTCAACCCCACCCAGCCCGCCCCGGCGGCGGTGGTGGAGGAGGCGGTGGAGGCGGCCCAGGCATCATCATGCCGGCAGCGCAAGCCGGTCTACGTGCACTGG